TTCTAGTTGTTTTGCCTGATCAGTAGTTAACTCAATCTTTTGCATTTCCAGCCCTATCCTGCCCAATCATGGACACCCAAGTGCGATGTTTATGACAATTAGAACAAACAATGTCACACTTCGCAATTTCTTCTACTATTTCTTCCATTGTATGAGTAGCATACATTTTGGTTAGATTAGCTTTCTTTTCCCCTCTAACATGGTCATATTCCATTATATACCAAGGAAGGACTGTTTGGCAATCCGCACACGGCTTGTTATTTTTATATTCTTGAATAAAACGCCTTTTATGTCCAGTCTTGTCTTTTCTTTTTGTTGGTAATAGTCTTTCTAGATCTGAATAATATCTATCTCTAGTTGTCTGTGTCATCCAAATTTTCCATATCTACATATCCTAATTGATACATAACTTCTTTAGCCGCTTCTGATATTTTCATGTTGGCATTTAAATCTTCATCGTATTCAACGTCTATTAATCCCTGCTCAAATAAACTTATAAGAGCCTCATCAATCATTTCATGATGAACTTCCCACAAATCTGGAGCTAATTCCTTTGCCTTGTCTGTAATAACATAAATAAAATTACCAGACTTATCTATTCCGTTGACAGTTACCGCACCTATTTCAACATAGTGCTCCATCATTTGATCAAAGCCGTCTTGGTCCATCTCAAAATCTTCCATGTGCCTTCCCTATAGTACTGCCCAGCCCGAAGGCTGGGCAGCAGTAACTAGTCTTCCATCCCAAGGTACCTACAAGCACGTTGGCCAGGACCAGAGCTGTGGCTCATCCACAAACTATGGTAATACAATTATACTACTTGTTCTTCTTCTCTTGCTTCTTTGCACGTTTTTCTTTTAGAGAGAGCTTAGGCTCTTTCTTTTTATTTGCGTTGCCTTTTTGTTCTTTGTTAGCCATGATTACTCCTTTCTTTGTGCGGCAGGTAGGACTTGAACCTACGATTACCGAATTATGAGTTCGGGGCTTTAACCAACTAAGCTACTGCCGCCTTATACAATTCTACAACAGTTGCTTGGATTTGTCTACACTTGATCGTACAAGATCCTGTACAAACTCACTAAAATGCTTTCTAATACTTCCAGGTGGCTCGTTGCCAAGCACTTCCCAGATCTTTTTATATTCAATAACATTATTATATGTTGTTGGACATAAATGATTTCCTTCATATGTTTCAAGTGTTACTGGCAGTGGCACATGTTTACCAACACAGGCACACATCATGCCATTGAATTTAGTGCTTACATATTTACTCATAGTATACTCATTCCTGATATTGCATCCAAGAGTTCTGCTGGCATCCTCTTAGGTACTCCATCTTTAGTTACCTTGCTATTTACATTATCTTCTTTGCTTCCAGCCCAAGTGTGAATATTAATTTCTCTATCGCCCTTCTGTGATCTTGATATGGCATTGTATATTGACCCGCATACGGCGTCTGCAAGGTCTTTAGAGCCCTTTCTAGGGTGGTCTACCTTATCTCTCATAATTCTTAGTTGTAAGAGCTCGTCTATGAGCAACTTAATATCTGGCCCTTTTATTCTCTCTTCCATAATACCTAGAGCCATGTCTTCGTAGTGTTTCTTTGCTACTGACAGGATCTCTGTATGTATATTATAATTTTTAATTTGCTGCATCATATCATGCGAGTTCCATCTGTCAAAAGTAACAGCTTTGATATTAAATCCTCTAGACTTAAGAGAAATAATATAATCTTTGACCTCAGTAAAATCAACAGATTTATCTGAAGTAGGTGTCCACCATCTTACTGCATCAACAATAACTTTAGGTGCTACCTGCTCATAATCATTAAATGATCTGATCTTTACCCACTCACTTACATGAGACATAGATACCGCACAATGGTCATGCTTCTGGGCTAAATCTACGTGAACAAAATATTCCATATCATCAATAGGTTTTAGAGCCTCTTCAAATCTACCAGTAGAATTATCTACGCCGTTATTTAATACAAAAGCCGACTCAATCTTTTCTCTTGATTTAAAGAAGGCGTCTACTGCTTCTGGTGGCATACACGCAAAACGTGACAGCGCATCTGTTGGATTTGTATAAAAAGCTACTTTAAAGTCATCAATAGTTCTAGTTGGATTAATTTGCCATGTGGGTCTACGCAGGGCAAAAGTCTTTGGAATCTTGTAGGATATGATTTGATCCTCTTCCCACTCAATAGTAAACTCATTTCCATCCACCCCATCCGCAAGATCTTCGTCCATCTTAAACTTATGACTTAATACTTTTACTTCTTTTTGAGCAACTACCGCCTCATATCTTTGCTGGATATAGTCATTCTTATAACGTGGGAAAGAAAGAAGAATTACTTTGCCAAAGTCTGGGAAACGTGAGTCAACTGATGCACGATACATGTCATATATCGCTCCAGCTGTTTTTGCTTGCTCGTGACCAGTTGTATTATCAATGCTAAATCCAGAGATCTCGTCTAGGATAACTACTAGTGCGTTGTATCCCTCAAATGCTTCTCTTTCTGAGTGACCTGAGTGGCAACTAATTCCTTTATCAAATTCAATTACGTCAGCCTTTGGAACATACTTACCTGCAAACCAAGGTGACTTATCAATTCTAGTTTTTAAGCCTTTAAAGAAAACGTTCTTTGCTTGCTGAGCGTTAACGGCGATATTGATAAGATCAATTGAGTCTCCAGGAGGTTTACCAAAATATTTTGCTGGATCTTTTAAGCATAGAAGAAGGTAAACAATATAGGCAACAGCAATGGTTGAGCAGTAGTCTTTTCCAGAACCTTTTCCTAGTTGTGCTACTACCTCATTAACTGTTTCTTTCCATCGCTTTTCACCAGCTTCTTCACCATAAAGTTTATTTAATGTTGCTCTCTTGTATATCTGAGAGCTTGCCCTGATAAGCATATATTGATATTCGGACAATGGTGGTAGACCAAGGTATTCGTTACTAACAACAAATTCATCCAACTCTACTGGACGCTCATCAAATTCTTCTCCGTCAAGAATGTCTATTATGTCTGCAAAATTAAACGACATCTTCGCTCACATTCCTAAGACTTGTTACATTATTTTGCTCAGCAACAATTACTTCTTCAACCTGATTAGATATTTGAGACAGCCTACGCATAATTTCATTTCTTACCTGTGGATATTCTGCAGATATATCCTTAAGTATTCCAATAAGTATGTCTTGCTTTCTTTCTGTTTCCGCCAAATGGCTGGCAAGTTCTGCGTTGTCTAGTAATCCTAGTTGCTGAAGCATTGCAATTCTTTTTTGCTCAATATCCGCAATAAGCTTTAATGTACTAGCCTTAACATTTAGTTGTCCTGCCTGATCTGCGTCGTCTACAGTCTTCCACGCCTCTTTAATAAGCATTGCGTAATGTTGATCTGCACCAGCTACTGCTTCTTTTGCACGATCTCTTGCACTTGAATCATCACGAACAACAGCTTTCCACTCTTCAATTAAGTCAAGGACATCCTTGCGTGGTATGGATAGTGTCTTTGATATTTGTGTAGCGCTATTGCCCATCAGCATTTGTTCTACAACTTTGTTCATACGGTCAAAACGCTCTGCTAATTCTATTTCAGACATGCTATCTCCTGTTCTATATAAAGTATACTCTTGGTCAACTAAAATGTCAAAGCTAATTAACTAGGATTTATGCCTTAATACAACATTCATATGGTGTGGAGCTATTTAAAAACTCTTCTGAGTGATATGGACCAAGCTCTACAATTGCAGCACGACATGACTTAAGTGGTCTTTCTAATGTGTCCCAGATCTTTTCTTCATGACCTTCTACATCCATTTTAATAATGTCTATTTCATCAATTGTAACATCATCAATAATATTGTTTATATTATCAAGCATTACTGGAAGGCTTGTCATTCCATCTATTGTACTATTTTCATCTGTTATTCCAGCTCCGCCAATATTAGTATTTGGAACTAAAATAAAGGCCTCTTTTGTTTCATCGGACAGACCAATATCAAATAGGTTGATTGCTCCTGTAGACTCATAGTCATTATCTGACTCTAGTATAGTTTTTTCATAAACATTAACAAGTTCTTTGTTTGCCTCAAATGAGAAAACTCTTCCGTATGGACCAGTGGCTCTAGCCATGATCTCTGTAAAATAACCAATATTCATTCCTATGTCCAGGCACGTATCAGTTTCTTGTACATTCTTTATTAGCCAATTTGTTGTCTCTGGCTCCCAGAATCCAAGCTTCTGAATGTTTCCGCCAACGTGTTCGTCTCCATCAACGACATATAGACTAAAGCCATAATTGGTTTTAGCCATAGTTATTGGGTAGATAGTTTCTACCTTTTCCACTTCCTCTGATTCTTTATCAGACCAAAGTCTTCCAGATATCTCTGGATTGTCATATGTGATACCTGACATTCTTCTGCTATCTCCTTTATCGTTTTCTTCTGAAGTACATATCTTCTAAATAAATAATCTTTGCTTTGGTATAGTTTCACTTTTTCTCCGTCAAAGTCTTCTGTGCAAAAAAAGCAATACCCACGGCATCCGCAACATCAAAATCATCTAGCTCAATACCAAAAGATCTTTTTACCCAGTCTACGGTTCTTTGCTTTCTTATTTCTCTTTGCTTTGTCTTATACCAGGAATCTGTTTTTCCTGGATTTGTAATCTTAATTCCATTCTTTTCATCATTAGTAAGGTTTTTATTTCCTATGTATGACTGCCAAGATATGGGTGCAACAGTTATTACTTCTGGGTTATACTGCATAAGTTCAGCAAGTACGACTCCGTATACATATGATAGTTTTATAACCGCATCAGCAGACTTAACCATAATTGCGCCTTCCATTGCAATGTAATCGGCCTTAAGCTCTTCACTAAATGCACCAATTTTGTTTCTAGCATCTGCTATCTTTTCATAAATTGTCATTCCATTAAGAAGAATCTTTCCATATCTTTCTGGTTTTCCATCTCTAAAAAGACAAAATGCTACGGAATTAGTAGAAGCATCAATACCAATTACGGTAGATGCACTTACCTTATTTAGCTTTGCCAGCGTCATTTATCATATCCAATAACTTTTTCTTAGCATTTTTTATTGCAGCAGACTCGCAAGAGGAGCAGACGGACTCATAATTATACCTACTAAGCTGTTTCCCGCACCCTTTATTCTTACATATTCTTACTGCACCGCTTCTAATTGCTTTCTTTTCATAGTATTTCTCCATGATTCTTTTGTTAGTAGCAATTCGACAGCATTCGTCAGAGCAATACTTTTGATTGTGTGTCTTTGGCTCAAAATCTAACGAGCACTCTAATCTAGCACATATCACTTTGGAAGATCCAACTTTTCTATAATTAAATCTCCGTGCTCTCCAGCCCAGCATTCTTTTCTTACTGGACAATACTTGCATGTAGATGTACTCTTAGTAAATGGTCTTTCTGGCAAATGTCCTGCCTGATAGTTTTTGTATACTATCCTCATCCAATCAATAGTCTTTTCAATAAGTGCTCTGTGTCTAGCATTCATATTAATAGGCATAATAAGAATCTCATTGCTATTCTTATTTTCATACATTAAGAATCCTTCATCAAGCTTTTCAACCCACATATAAAGTAGTAACTGAATTAAGTGTGATGTGGTTGGAGCCATACTAGTTTGTCGTGCAGCAAAAACTTCATCTCTTACTGTTTTTAGCTCGCCAATTATTTCAGTGCCATACCAGTCAACAATCATATCTGCAAAGCCTCTGATTGGAGGATCATCACATAAAATTTCTCTTTCAAGCTCTTTAGCAAGGCCAGCGCTTTCTAATAAAGTTTGAATTCTTTCGTGTGCCTGCTTACCATTTTCCATGTTAGCAATTGCAATTGCGTCAAAATTGTCTTCAAACTCACAGCCGTTAAAAGCTATGAACCAGTATCTTGGACACATGCCGTACCCATAACCAACAGTACTTGGAGAAAAGGTATGCTTCTTGGCATATCTATCTAAGTTTCTATTTGCTGTGTAGGCCTCATTCATCATTCTTCCGAATTCAATTGGGTCAAACTCACCCATTGTTTTCTTGAATTTTAAATTTGTTACTAGATCTCTGCCCATTTAGTTTCTCGCAGCATATTTTAGTGCATCAACTAGTCTATCAATAGCTTCTTTTGCAGAGTAGTAAATATTCTTTTTGTTATAGTTCAAAGTGTTGCTCTTATCTCTGCCGAAAGTTGTGTAATAGGCAGCGAGTACGGCTAGTTTTGCGCTGATTGCTTGCAATTCAATAATTAACATTGGGGCTTTTGCTGAAGGAATGTCAGGATTCATAATTAACTTAACAACAATTGCTAATGCTCTATCAAGCTGTTCATCCTTCATTAAGTCATGAAGGTCGTTAAATTCTGTTACATCACTAATTAGCTCTAGTACGCTTTTGTCTGACACGCTTATCCAATCTATCTATAAATAATCCCAATGGATATCCAACTGAAAATCCTAACATAATACCAAATAAGAAACCTGTCACTTCTTTTTCTCCAGGTTCTTCTTGTGTACTGTTAAATAAGGACCTAGGTCAGCTTTAATAGCTCCGTCCTTGCGAATTCTTACTATTCTGCCATTCTTAATGACAGTTTTATTCATTGGATGCTTATTATTTGATCCCATGATTATCCTCCCAAAATGTAATTAGTTCTTCTAAAATTGCCCACTCAATTATCCCAAGCCTGACTTTTGAATCTGTGCCTAATATTATCTTGAGTGCTGGATACATATCTCTATTGACTCTAAATGTATCAGTACATATTTTTGACCATACTGGCTTATTCAATGTAAAAGATGAAGATGCTTCCTTATAGTCTACGAGGAACTGTTTCCACTGTGCGTCACCCTTTTGATAATCACCACGGCCACTATTTTTTTGAGCCTTAGCGCCATCACGCTTTACTTCACCACGCTCTGACATTATGCTAAATTAACTCTTGATGTGTGCCCATCTGGACATACCCAGAATATAAAATATTCTGAGCGATTATACTCTGCTTCGCTGACAACTTTATTGCATGTCTGGCAACTAAATGCGCCACCCATTTCTATTTTGTCTTCAGATACGACAGTTGGCTTAGGCTTTTTGCCTATTAGATCTTCAATCTTGCCCATAGATTTTTTTCTTCAAGCTCTCTACTACGTCAGGATTTTCTCTTAAATATTGAACAGTTTTTGCTCTACCCTGAAATCTTTCTTCACCTATAGTATACCATGCTCCGCCTTTTTCAATAGCTCCGTGCTGCTCTGCAACATCTAGAACTTCTCCCACCTCATCAATACCTACATGGTCTCCTTGATAATAGAAGTCGTATTGCCCCGATAAATTAGGGGGGCCGAGTTTGTTGTAATCAATAATCCAGTTAACGGGTCTGCCAACTCTCTGCTCAATAATTTTGTCACCAACCGTAATGCCAGCCTTGATAGCATTAGCTTCAGCTTCTGAAGACCAAAGCTTGACAACTGTGGATGAGAAAAACTTAACTGCCATTCCTCCCGTTGGGATGTGGCTAGCATGCATAGATCCAAATTGATTTCGTTGTTGCGAAATGAGTACAAGTAATGTGTTTTTGTTTGCGTAGTTAAGCATTTTGACTGCATGTGTCATATCCTTTGCTTCCGCACCAATTTGCTTGGTGTCTTCTAATTTCTTTAAATCTGTACTATCTTTTTCAAAGTAGATGGCTGGTAGCAATGCTGAAATAGAGTCAACAACAATAATGTCTACATCTGCCTCCATTAATTGTTGCGCTACATCTACCATATCATTAATTGTTTTTGCTGGTGAGTAGATTAACTCATCTGAATTTACACCCAGCTTTTCTGCCCATTCTTGAGAATAAGAATGCTCAGCATCAATCCAAGCACAAGTCTTACCTTCTTTTTGCGCTTCAGCAATCATTTGCAAGCAGAATGAGGATTTTCCAGCAGACTTATTTCCCCATACAAGGATCTGTCTACCGTGACCAAATCCACCTTTAAGTGCTAGGTTTAGACCTATGCTTGGTGTCTTTTGCTTTAGTGTTTCCACCTCTACTGCGGCTTGAACTCTTTGTCTTGTTTTGGGGTCTAGCTTTGCTAGAATTTCTGATATCTCTGTCATGAAAGTTTTCCTCTAATTCTGATCCTAGTTTTTTAATATCTTTATCTCTTGAAGCTTGTAGCTTTTTAATTATAGTTAGTAAAAGATCTTCATTATTGCTTTTAATAACTAGCAGTAGTTCTCCCTCGCTACCGTACAGGAAGTAACCGCCGAGTGTCATCTAAAAAAGATTTCCGTGAAGCTTTGGTCTAGACATATTTTTATTAATCTTATTGTGTAATACTTCATCTAATGAGTGGTCTACTATTCCAGCATTTCTCATTGCTGCGTAAACATCTAGAAGTCTAATAATAACGTCAGATATCTCTTCTACAACCTCTTCACTTCCTTTTGATTTACGTAGTGCCTCAAGCACTTCTGTTACCTCTGAGTGAACTAAAGCAAGTTTATTTCCAAGCTTATCGTATGAAACCTCACCGTCCCAAAAGCCCTTTTCGATTGCAGATTCATGTAAAGTTGCTGCAAATGCGTCTAGGCCATAGTCTGTTACTAGATTACTCAACTTCAGTCTCCTGACCAACCAAACCTTTTTCAATTGTAATAATAAAGTCTCTAGACTCATTATCATACTCTAGAATAAGCTTTCTATCTACTGTCATAGAGCTTGTAAATTTTTCTGCTGGAATTCTTACAACTCCACCAATGTGATCCATTATAACGGATACTACATGGCTTATATCCAGCTTTCCTTCAAAAGGTGCTACCAAGTCACCCTCTGTTTCTGGTAATTCATTTTGCATATCTTCGTTCATTTTACGCTCCTTAGCGAATAAGTGCCATCGTCTGTTTGGCCAATCTCTGGAATGTATATCATTCCATCTTTAATTCTTCCCTTTAATTTATCATACGATTGTGGGAAAACAATTGCACGAGTAAGTTCTTTAGAACTATTAGACATAATTAAATGGCCCATAGACTTCCCCTGTTTTGTTCTATATGGGAGAAGGCTTACGCTCATCTTCATTGCATCTGGTATGTTTAGACTTTCTGAATGTAAGAATGTCACGAATGTATCGTTTATTCTATTTGCTACATCATCTATTGTAACATATCTATGGATTCTATTATCTCCGACCAAGAAGAAGTACATGTTTCCGACCTCGATCTGAGTTTGTTCTGTATGGAATACGCCAATTGTCCCAGTCTCATCGACCATTTCAATTCTTGACCAGCCGTTGCCCTTTTTAATTCCTTTAACCATAGCAAGCATAACGAAAGTACCACGCTCTTCAAAGTCCTCTAGTGGTGTTACCTGCGCTTTAATATGAGGTGAAACCTTTCCTAGATCAAACTTTGGAATACTTAGGTACTCATATAAGTTCTCAGACTCTTTGCCAGTTCTTGGATTATCTTCAAATGCCGCTGCACCAATAGAGTTGAGCGCTGCAAGTGCTCTGGAGTTAATTCCGCTGCCCTTGACTGATGCCTTTTCTTCTAAGTCTTTATATGATTTAAAAGGACCAGCTTCCATCAGCTTTTTACCAATATTATCAGATATAAATTTAATATTTGAAAGACCAAATCTAATTGCATCCTTTTGAATCTTAAAATCTAAATCTGATTCATTAACATGTGGCAATAGAATCTTAATTCCTAATCTTTTTGCTTCAATTAAATACTCTGTACGAGCATCCTTGTCGTGTTCATTTCTAAGGATTGCAAACATAAACTCAGTTGGATAATAGTGCTTTAGCCAAGCAGTCCAATAACTAAGAAGAGAGTAAGCGATAGCATGAGAACGATTAAAGGAATATCCAGAGTGTGCCTCGAAGTCATGCCAAAGCTCTTCAGCAGTTTTGACTGGAATATGCTTTGAAGCGCCTTCAACAAACCTTTCCTTGAACTCATCAAACTCTTTAGCATCCTTTTTCTTTCCAATGATCTTTCTAACTTTATCTGCTTCCGACATGGACATACCGCCAAGGTGTACGCATGCTTGCATAACTTGTTCCTGGTAAATAATAACGCCATAAGTTCTCTCCGTAAACTGTCTCATTATTTCGTGCTGATAAACAATATCTTCTAATCCTTTTTTACGAGCAATATAGGCATGACCAACAGTATTCATTGCTCCAGGACGCACCAAAGCGTTTGATGCTGCAAGATCTTCAAATGTACTTACACCCATCTTAATAAGAAGGTTTGTATATGGCGTTGCTTCCGCCTGGAATATGCCTTTAGTATATCCCTTAGACAGGTCTTCGTAAATTTTAGGATCAGTAAGGTCAAGCTTTTCTAAATCAATGTGCTTTCCATGTCTATCGCTAATCATCTTTAATGTATCGGATATAACAGATAAAGTCTTTAATCCCAATGCGTCAATTTTGATTAGGCCAATGTCTGCAACAGTATCCATGTCGTAAGCTACGACTGGAATTCTTCCACTCACATCATCATCTTTATCAGATCTAGTTTCAATTGGTGCAAACTTGACCAGTTCATCCTTCGCTACAACCATTCCAGCAGCATGCATTCCAACACTTCGAATCTTTCCACGAAGGTTTCTTGCTAAATCAGTTACTTCTGGATATCTTTCTCTGAACCAGAACGCATTAGGGCTTGTCTCAAACTCTTCAAAAGTGTCGACTTGCTTAAGCGCTTTATTAACTTCAGATAGTGGTACTCCAAATACACGAGCAGCATCTCTTACAACTCCTTTATCTTTAAAATATGTAAACGTTGAGATTGAAGCAACGTGCTTAAACTTCTTTCTCAAATACTCTTTAACTTCTTTTCTACGACGGTCCTCAAAGTCTGTATCAATATCAGGAAAGTCATTACGCTCTGGATTGATAAATCTAAAGAACAGTAGATCAAATTTTACTGGATCTACAGTAGTAATGCCAAGTAGGTAGCAGACTAACGAGCCAGCAGCAGACCCACGTCCTGGTCCAACCATGATATCTTTATTCTTTGCAAAGTTAATCATATCTGCAACGACTAGGAAGTAAGAGGCAAAGCTCTTATCTTTAATAATTTTAAGCTCTTCATCTAGTCTTAACTCATATTCATCATTACCGTGAAGTTCTTTGGTAAGACCTTTTTCTTTCATGCTATTTAAGGCTAATTCTTTTAGCTTATTGTCAGCATTTGTTTTTGGAACTGGAAGCAAGTCTAGGCCTCTTCTGAACTCATAAGATCCAATCTTATTTGAAACCTCTAGCGTATTGTCGTACATATCAGTTCTTGTAAAACCTTGCTCTACAAAATCTTTTTGCATCTCTTCTCTTGAAGACACATATACATTAATATCTTGAAAAGAAATTTTTCTTTCTGGGTATAAATAATTAAGTCTTTGAAATATATCTGGCATCTTTCTTGATGCTTCAAAATCTGCGTCCTTATTAATCTTAGGGGATGTTGAAAGGATTAGCATAGCCTCTTCTGTTGCACGGTCTTCAGCTTTTGCATAGTGGCAGTCTGCTGTTGCAATAGGTGATAATATCCCTCAGTCCAAGCAATCTCTGAGAGTCTATTTAAATTCTTTAGGCCATCCTCATCCTTTGCCAATAGAATGATGTGATTATATGCCTGAACTGTTTTATCTGTCTTTGATGATTTATCAAACCTATCTGTAGGCGATATGTATGCCTCTAACCCAAGGATTGGTTTCAATCCTTGTTCTACCGCCGCAATTTGCATTTCTCTGTGAGAAGATAATGTTCCGTGGTCTGTAATGGCTATAGATGTATGACCAAGATCTTTGGCTGCTTGCATTAATTCTGCAGGCGAATTCAACCCATCCATAAGACTATAATAGCTATGAACGTGAAGGTGCGTAAAGTCTGTCATTATTCTCCATTACTTATAGGGGGGCTTTCGCCCCCCTATATATTAATTATTTACCACTCTAGGTTAGATGTTGTTGTTTCTACTGATTCTTCTGCAGCTCCGCCATCACCGTATAGGTAGAATGCTTCTTGTTCTGCATAAGGTACATAACGTACTGCGCTCTTTTCTAGATCAATTAGTTCTAGTGCTGATGTATCAAATGGTTGCTCATCCTTTGCAAGTGGGATGATTGTGTAGCTTGTATCTGTCTTTGTACCTGTACGCTTGATACGCCATGTGCAATTTGAAATACTTCCCATTTCTCCAGCATACTCAATAAGAGTTGGAGTAATTGTCTTTGCGCTTGTTCCTTGGGACAGGATGGCGACGTATGGCTCTTCCTTGCCGTCATCTACTAGAACATTGATATAAAGGCGGCTACGGGCCTTCCAGCCTGCTTTTGGATCCTTGCGGTGCTGTTCATTAGCCCAGTCTCTGCCGTCTGATTCCATAGTGTCTAGTGCCTTGCGACGATAATCTTTTGGATTGGTATGCTCTAGTGCAATAAAACCTAGGCCCATCTTTTCGTCATATGTTGGTGAGTCAGGATCTAACTCTTGTAGAAAGCGAATCTTAATGCTTTCTCCATCTTCAAGCTTAAGCCAGCGAGCCTTTGAGCTTTCTCCGCTGTTATAAGTTGGCTTGTCTAATGTCTTATTCATATTCTTAAGACCACGAACGATACTCATTTTATATATTCTCCTTTTATAGTTGAGGCTATAAATGCCCCGTTACTTCTATTGTATCATATTATTGGAGTACTCGTAATGAGGTATAGCATTATTTACACAATGCTTAATTTCCTCATCAGTCATATCACCAACATCTTTTGCTCCATGCGGATATATTGTGCTATTGTCGTAAACAGCCCATAGGACTTCTTTACCTTTTAACTTTTTTACAATTGCCAGCCCAAGCTCTCTGCCTGCCTGATCATTGTCTGTCATAATAATAACCTTAGTAAAGTATTTATTTAAAAGGTTAATACTATCATTAGAGATATGGCCACCAAGTGTAGCGACTCCGTTTGGAAATCCTGCCTGATGCAATCTCATAGCATCAAATGATGCCTCTGTAACTATAGCCACTGGACTTACTTTCTTAGCTCTATGTATATTAAATACAGTTTTGCTCTTTGGTAAACCTGGTGAATTCTTAAATCTTTTTTCTGTTATATGCCTTCCAACAATTCCAATGCATTTGCCATCGGCACTGTGTACTGGGACAGTAACCATTTGTTGGTTTGAAGAAAATCCAATATCAAAGTCTAATATAGTCTGATCAGTAAAGCCACGCATATGCATGTAATCTCTACCGTCATTGCTACCTGACATCTCAGAAGAAAGCTTGGTTATAATTGACATGTCAAATTCTTTTAGGTCTTCTGAATCCACCAACATGTCCGAAAGTCTTTCTTCAAAGTCTTCCTTAATCTCATCTTCTTTAGATGCAATAAAACGAATTGACTCAAAGTCATTTCTCTCAGTCATCTTCTTAACTAGTTCTATTATGCTTCCTGCTTCACCACATGATGGATTAAAACAGATAAAAGCTCCACGCTCTTTGCTTACGCTAAAACTTGGTGTATTTCTGTTTCCGTGAAATGGGCAAAGGCAAAGGAAGTCGTTTCCTGTTTGCGAAACTATTTCGACATTGATCGCTCTGAGGACAGCTCTGATTTGTAATGGGGCGTATACCTGTGAATCAATTGACCCTGAACCATTCCCTCTGAATGCCACGCTTTTCTCTTTCCTACGAAGACCCCATGCATTGTAAACACAAAGTCGTAATTTTGCTCTATAGTATTAAATTGTACCGAAAAGGCTGGGTTTATGTCAAGTACCCTGACATATCCAGTTATCCTCATCTGGTGAGTTAATAAATTCTCGTATTGATTTCTTAGTCGTACAAAGTCTGCGTCATCACGTATGATGCCGTTAACCTGAAATCGGTGAATCTTTCTGTGGGTCATTCTGACTTCCGTTCTGGTATACTTCTTCAATTATACCCCTGTCAATGTCCCAATTTAAATAGAATGAGAAGTTTTTCCCGTGTCTATTCTTTCTAGAAACTACTTCAATAAGATCAGTATCGGTATGCTTGTGGATGGCAATAGCCATATCAGCATCATACTCAATAGCCTTTGACCAAGCAACCTGAGATAGCATTGGTGGCGCATCCTGATCTGATACATCATCCATGGTTGCTGCAGTAATATCAATTACTGGAATGTTATTGCTTACTGCCAGCATCTTGAACTCACGAGAAATATTCATGTTACGCTCTGTAGCGCCATTACTTCTTTTAGTGTCGGTAAATAGTTGATGATAATCAAGAATAACTAAGTCTGGTTTATGCTGGTCAATTTTTGCTTGAACTGTTGCTGGAGTTACATCTGCCATTCCCTCATTAGAAACAAGGATAAATCCTCGCTTATCAGCAAACCTCTTTTTACCCCAAGCACCAAAGTCATCAATGTTTACATCTCCACGAGCAAAGTCGCTGGCTCTAAATTGTCCTGAACCTAACATTGTATAAATACGATCTCGCATATTTTCTGGAGACATTTCAAGAGAAACAATCATTGGCTTGAACCCTTGTTCCCAAGCTTTACATGCAAGATAGGAAGTAAGCCATGTTTTACCACGGCCTGGCCATCCAATAGCAACGATAAGGTGTCCAGGAGCCATACCAGTTGGATAAGCAATGTCCATAGCCTTAAACCCTGTAGCAATACCTGGGGAACCTCCCATAGCATCTGAGCGCTCTCTTAGCGCCATAATATGCTTTTGTGCACTCTCATAGTCTGTTAGATCTACGTCTCTCACATTATTTGTATACTTGCCAAGCTTTGATATTTCTTTTTGCATATCTGCAACTACACGAGATGCAGCATTTTCTTTAAGTGCTGAACCTGTATTTAACAATAGATTTCTAATTTTGCCAGAGAGAAATTCATTCTTTAGTTGATCTAGGTAGTATCCAGTCTCCGCATTTGTAGCAATTGAATCAAAATCTCTAAACTTATCTGATAGTACATCCGCCTCTGGAACAGATCTAAATTTAGAATAGTAGGACTTTAGTCCTTCCCAAACATCTTTATGAGATTGGAAAAGATCATCTACGTTTTCTTGTAAAAGAATAGAGATGTCTTTATTTTTACATACCGCACTAATTACTGCCGCTTCAGTGTTCAAGTGATTCTCTTTCTTCTACCATTTGTTTTGTTTGCATTCTTAGCTTTTCTCTAGCTAATTTGTCTTTATCCAATTCTATCATTACTTGGTCAAGCTTGTCAAAGTTAAAGAAAAAATGCTGTAAAGGGTGACCTGGACGGTTAGTTTTAAAATAATATTCTAAAACATTTCGTGCACGATCAAAGCCTATACTATCAATAACATCCTGCATAGCCCACTTTTCACGATACTTATTAATCTTAGGAGTTCGATTATATTTCTCCTTATACAACATCTCATAGATTGAGATAAGAACATATGGCTGTCTCGCCTCTTCTTTGGCCATTAAGACTTAAGCTCCTTTTCAATCTCCTGCATTTTTTCAATTAGCTTTCCTTCTACAAATGCGTATACACGCTCAGTAGCTTTATCTACATTTTCCTCTGACCGCAAAAAATCTTCTACTCCGATGCTAACCTTAATGCTTTCGTAGTTGCCAAGGTTGCGTGTGTACTGGAGATCTACTTTTACTTTTGTGCTTTCACTCATAGTCATAATCCTCATCCTCTTCTTCTTCAATAATATCACGTTCTATGAGCGGTGTAAAGCCAACAGACAACTGAGGCTTTTTCTTAGGCTTTTTTAATCTTTTATCCTCTTTGCCAATTTCTAACCACGCTCCAGCTATTTGAAGAAGTGTATCTGTATCATGAGACATTTCAGCAATCGATGCAGCCTTAGACAACATAGTTGCTGCGTTCTTTAAATATAGACTACTGTTCTTTGCAATATTAAATTCAGTTTGAGGAAGTACATATTCCTGTTTTTTCTTCCGCCTTCTTACCATACGTTTTCCTTCCAAACTGGAATAAATTCCCCTGAGTCGTTTTTTATATATAATGTTGATGTTTCTTTTAGCATTGATTTAACTTCGGATCTGGTGGGGAGACCAGATGAATTTACTAATCCATCTTTGCGTGGTCTCCCCACACTGACCGTTGAGCAATACTCGTGAAGTTCTAGAACGCCTTTTTCAGAAAAAAAGTATTTGCCGTAAGAGTCAAACTTTCCGTCAATTTTATAACTTCTTTCTGGTGTCCTGATTATTCCATCACGAATATACTTGTCTATCGTCATCCTATGACGATTTAGAATGTTAGCTACTTCTGTAATTGTGTAAGCTTTTTCCATACTCTTTTGAGTCTCAGACCAAGAGTAGGCAGTTCTTCTCTTTTGAGAATAACACCACGCCGTCACAATATCACTACTACGATTTACATGCAGCGTTTTATGCAGCATTTCGTTTACGAAGAAATACCTGACTTTTTTAGATAGCGTCTTTCCTTTGCGTCTAGCCATCTACCTAATGCATTCCTCTCTTTATCTAACATCCATCTTTTACCACATCTGATGCAAAAAAGTTCTACGTGTAATTTTTGAGAGAATACTCTGTCTAAGAACACGGAACCAAGGCATCTTTTGCATCTCATATTAAGACCTACTTATCTGAGGTCTTTTTTACAGTTGCTTTCTTAGCTGTAGTTTTCTTTGCTGTTGGCTTATTTGTCTTTGCAATGTCTGATAGAAGTGAAGCCATAGATGTTGCTTGAGCAACTGACTTATTTCCACCGCCAAATGACTTTTCCAAAATAGCGTCTGCAGGCGTACCTCTTAGAACCAAGTTATAAATAGCTTGTGAAGTACCAAATACTAGCATAGCAGACTGAAGCGAATCTCCGCTGAATAAAGATGCACCACTTTGGATCCATGCTGTAGCAATTCCTGCTACTGCGCTAGTCACAAGTGCCAGTGTGCTCTTTGTCTTTGCTGACATTCTTACTGTCTTAATTAGAGATGTTGCAACAATGGTAACCAATGAGGCACCAAAAATTACTAATCCATCCATGTTTTTCTCCTTATACTGTTTGTGCTCTATTGCTAGAGCGTTTTATTGCTATCGTAGTTTTGCTACGAATTCTTATACTGCGAACTTTTTTCCATCAACTACACAACTGTAGTCTGGAGATACGTGAATCATTTGAATGTGTGGATAATTACCATTCTCAATATGAGCAATAGCAAATCCTTTTTGCCAGTCATGGTGTTGAGTGTACTTCATTCCTGGACCCTTTTCGTCACACATGTGACCAATTTCATATCCACGAAGAGTTTCGCCCTTACCGTTATTTCTAAGTTCATATGTAACCATGTGAGATGCAATTCTATGAGAGTGTCCTCTAATCAATGAGACTTGCATGTCTTCCATATCTTTTCTTACTGCTCCGCCTGATGCAATTGAAAGTCCATGGTGTACGTGTATATCTCCAAAGCGTCGTCTAGGAAGACTGTCGTAATAGATGTAGTCGTAGCCCAAAGAGTCTAGGCTCCATAAAGCTTCTGGAGTAACATGCTTTGCATACTCTGGAATCTTTTTATCCAAGTAATCAAAAATTCTAATGTCGTGATTTCCTAGAGCAGAAAATAGTTGTGCCTTTGGAAGTATCTTTCTTGTCTTAGCATAGAACTCTCTTGCTCCGCTTGCTTCAATTCTCATGTCCTTAATCATTAACTCTAAATCATTAGTGACATCATCATTTTTATATGCCTTTAAAAACTCTGTTGGCTTACCCTCAGTATACTTACTGTAGCATGCCTGGTCATCTGTATCTCCAAGGTAGTCTACAACGTCTGGCTTAAACCATTTCATCACCTTAAACCAAAGCTCGATCATCTTGTCATCCTGATATGGAAACTGTTGATCTGATGAGAGCATCCATTTAAGGTCATTCTTTGCCTGTGTCATAAAAATCCGTTCATATATGTAGAAAGACGACTCTTCGTCGCCTTTATTTAATAATAATCTATTGTTTCTATTATGTCAAGCACACTGTCTATGTGCTTTATCGTGTTCTCTTCTTGAACATATAAAAAGATTATATGTTTGATTATTTGTTTTGTCTTCGTCTATATGATGAATAGTTTCATTAGACTTAACCATTCTATCCATCTCTTTCTCTATTACTAAAACGTGTTCATAATACCAGCCTCCTGCGAAGGCTTTGGGATGTTCTGGCACCCATACAAGGATATAGCCATTACGACTAATCATAGTATTTCTTTGATGCCAGCTTTTAATCGGCTGATACCGTGTCATACTATAACTATTATACTATATGTCTTTAGATACTACAATCTATTAAGCTGAAGGTATTTCATTTCCAATTGCTATGTATTGAATATAAAAGTTTCCAGTAGAAGATCTTGAAACCCATCCGCCTCTTACTGGAAAGTTTGTTGTAGTTGTTAATCCATTTTTATTCAAAATGGCCATTCCAGATCCAGGATTTGTTGGAGTTGCCCAGGCAATCACATGTGGAGGAGAAGAAAATGTTACTGGCTTGTTATCACGCATAAAGGGAACAGTATAATTTGCGCCAGTTCCTTTAGCTCCAAGTGACGGTGCGTTCATCAATTGATATGATCCAGTTAAAATTGTTTGTGCCACATTTGTTACCGTTGCTGTACCAGTTGATCCAGCGGGAGCTGAAGTACTAATCGTTGGCATTGCTGCTGCAATTGTTTTAATTGCCAATACTAGTTTATTTAATTCTGCATAGTCTAATGGACTATTTGCACTAAACTCTTGTACGTCTACGCTAACCAATTATCTCTACCCCTTCCTTATGAAGACCAACTTCTGCTTCGCTAACAGTAACCTTATTTGCTTCTATCCAGCCTTCTGGGAAGGCATCTGGAGTCTTGATGTGAAGCTTTTTGTTGTCAGACACTACATATATTTTACCATCTGCAAGGTTATGAATGATTGTGCCATCTCTAAAGCCTAATATACCAGCGTATGGCATCTGAGAAATGTTCTTAAAATCAGTATCTATTGCAGACACACACCAAGAACTAAAGCACCTATCTGAATAAACCTTGTACCTTTTGCCAGATCTTATATAAAAATATCCTCTTTCTGTCTTATAAAAAAGTCCAGATATTGGATAGGCTAGGCCATTAAGTTTATTACTCTCCGTCAGTGGCTTCTGAGATCTTTTGTAGAATTTCTTCAGAATATTCATCTAGGGCCTTTTCTTTTTCTGATTGGTTTATTACTGTTGTTAGCTCTGCTCTAAGCATAGCAATCTGTGTCTCATAGTTTGAGACAATCTCACCTATACGTTGCTGAAGAGCGGTAATTATAAGTTCCGCTTTTTCTATCATTTATTTTCCTATTCTGATAATGAATCTAGCTCTGCTTTAACAACAGCTCTTTTTGCTGTTAGCCCTGAGAGTCTAGAGTTTATATTTGAGACTGCTTCCTGGTCTACTGTACCTGCATTTGCTTCCAATAGATCAATCTCTAAATTGTAAATTCCGAAATCAATACTTTTTAGGTGTTGATTTACCACAGATAGCTTATCTGCGTTTGTTAATGTTGTGGTTGTTGTTGTCATGTTTCTCCTCTATTATTATATCATATCAGACGTGCGTCTAGCAAATTGCCTATTTAAGCTAAAAGCTCTTCTAGCCTACCATTTACAGCGGCTAAAGACAGGGTTTCCTCAGATTTTTGTGAGTTAAGCTCATCAATGACAATCTGTATAGGTTGAGATTTTGCCTGTTCTTCTAGAAGCAAGGTCTCAATATTATATATTGATGTTTCAAGAACCGATATTCTTGCCCTTACAACCTCTATTTTTTGATCTTTAGTTAGCATGTTTCTCCCATATCTCAAGTATAGCATTTTTAGCTAAATCAATCAACACTAGACTCCAGTGTTATTAAATGCTCCAACCTGTCTGACACCTAGTCCGTCGGTATAAACCTTTCTTACTCTAACCCACCTTGGTGTATTGGCGTTTACAGATAAGGTTCTGGAGGTAGTAAATGTCCACGCTCCATAACCACTAGTAGAGCTTGTTGAGCTTATTTGCCATTCATACCCAGTTGCCGTTCCACCAGTTACTGAGCCAGTAGTCCAAGACCAGCTTCTTACTATGTTGGGGCTAGTTCCAGAAGTTCCAGTAAATGATACTGTAGGAGCTGTGGCTGAGTTAGCAACCGCATTCCATATAGCATATAGTGTAGCGTTTGCATTAAGTGTATACGACCCTTGATTTGAATAAGCTACTGATCCTGTTGATGTTGTAGCCCAACCTGCAAAGGTACAGTTAGTTCTTGTAAATGAGTTTGCTCTAAGTGTTATTGAACCATTTCCAATTGTGTCTGCCATGGTTCCAGATCCACCATTAGCATTATAAGACAAAGTGTAATTTGTAGCTGGGTCCGATGTCCTTAAGCTATAGTTAGAAGATGCAGTATTTCCAGTTGAAGAAGTTACTGTTACCGTTCCAGTATATGTTGTTGACGCTGTTAATCCAGTTTTTGATATAGATGTACCAGTTGTTCCAGTTGCGGCAAATGTGCCGTTTGCACTAAAGCTTGCTTGATTAGTTGATGTCCAGCTAATTGTTCCTTGATTTTGACCAATTCCAGAGTTTGTAATAGCAGATATTGTTGGGATAATTGGAGTAACTGGAATATTTATTGAATAAGTTGATGTATTAGAGTTTTTGTTTGTTGGAGTTACAAAAAGTAGGTTGTTATAATTTCCTAATCTTGCAACACCAGTATTATTTGCTCCTGAGTATGCTCGTATTCCAAGAACTCTTACAGCTCCAGCAGTTGTTACTGTATGACTAGTTGAAGTAAGGTTTGTAAGTGTTTGAGTTGTTCCGCCATCTATATCATAATCTAGCCTATAGCTTACGGCACCTGCAACATTTCCCCAAGACATTGTTACGGTTTTAGTTGAGTTTATTGCATATACAGATCCGCTATAAGAGCTTCCTTCTGTTACTGACCAGAAGTCATTCGATACAAATCTAACATTTGTTCTAGATCCTTGTGTTCCTCCGCTAATAGAGCTTTGCCAACCTCCAGTTGCTGTTGTGTCATCTGCCCAATCAATGTTGACATTGGGAGAAGTATAGCTAGTTGTAAGGCTTGGCTGATTAGGAGTTGTAGTGCTATCAAAAATAGAAATTGAAAATTCAGCTGGGCCAGGAATAACAACAGATACATAGTTTGAGCTATATGGACCTTTATCAACATTAGGAGATGTTGCCCCTGCGGATGTTGCAGACCTAAGCCAAAAATTATAAGTCTCTCCTGCGGATGGAGTGAAGCCTGGAGTGTAAGTTACAGATCCAGGAGATGCAGGAAGAAGTCCAGAAGAATCATATCCAGTATCTACTGTGGGTGCAGTTGGAGATGTACCTCGCTCATACCACAATTGATAGTAAGGCCCAGCGCCATTAGAAAAAGTTACAATAAATGATGTTCCATTCCAGGTTACCCCTGTTGGAGTTGGTGGTGTAAGGTCTATTGTAATTGGACCAATAGAAATTGAATAAGCACCAATGCCTTCTCCTCCAGCATTTCGTGCAAGGACGTAGCCTGATACGGTTTGTGTACTAGTGGCAGTAAAAGTATAGTTATAAGATGTAGCCGTTGTCCAACCACTATTTGCTAATGTTGTTCCATTAATATCATTCTTAATAATATAATAATTATATTCTGTTGGGCTTTCCGACCAGGATCCACTAGTAAGTCTATAAGTAGCTCCAACTTTATTTGCATTTCCAGATATTAATTGAAATTCTGGGTTTATTGAATTTACTGGCTTAGCAACTCCTTTAGCCAATGTTAATGTTGTTACTCCATCATCAACTTCATTCATTGTTGTTACAGATATAAAGTCTGTAGTAGGAGTGGGATTGTACGTTATTGTCTCAAAAGCAACCCCACTTTTAATAGTTATTCTGTAGGCTGTTGAGGCTGGCTTTGATGCTCCCCAAGGAACTTGCTGCTGACCATCGTATAAATAGGCATTTCCAGAAGTTCCTCCTGCGTTATTTATAACATAAAAATCTACATAATTTTGTCCTGGATAAAAATGAGCTTGATACCTATAGGTTACAGCAGTAGATGTTGCGTCGTAAAGCCTTCCAGACCAATCAACTATATACTTTGTTGTGTCAGCCCAATACCTTAAAGTATTTTGCTTTAAATCTTTATTTAAAAAGCTTAATACGTGACCCGAAGTGCTTGTGTCAGATATTGAAGAGTTTCCAGTAGATCCAGCAAGACCGATGTATCCGTTTGTAGATACATAAATATCTTCTCCCCATTGTGGAGTTTTTTCATTTACTACTCCAACCCTAGTAGTCATATTAGTTGTAAGAATTACTGTATTTCCAGTATATTGTGTTCCACTATTTTTTAAAGTTAGTCTAGCAAAAAGATACTTGTTTGAGTCTGAGTATCCTTTAGAATTTAATGTAGTAGGAGTATAGCTACTGGTATCATTTATTGCTGTTCCGTCACCTTCTGTTGTTGCTGTTGTTGAAGACAATGTTTGTGTTTTAACAAGAGTAGTAGAATTTAATAGAGGTGAGGTTATGCTATCTTCAGAAAACCATTCTATTGATGATTCGTACTGATCTGGTCCGTTATACCATAAATTTTGTCCAGCAATTGTTACTACTTTAGCGGCTCCTATTGCACCAAAGCCTGGGGCGGTCATAACAAAAGTAAAATTGTTTGGAGGCTGTTTAATTATTCTAACTGGCACACTAACCTCTGAAGCGGATCCAGCAGAATTTGTCTGAGTTACTCTAAAATAAACTGAGCATCCATAAAGATATCCAGTAAGTTTATCTTTAAATCTAGTTGAGTCATTATTTACTCTATCATTATAATCAGGATTAGTATTTGTAAAATTATTTAAGCTATTTGCATCTCCGTCATTATTATAGAACCAAGCATAGGATGCGGTCATAGAGGTTCCATTTCCAGAAACCCAGTCACCGTCATATCCAAATAGCATGGTTCCCATGTTATCGTCTGGATATCCTTCTACTGGTTGAGCTTCTGTTGTTCCTTGAACGTTATTAGATCTTGGTCCAGCATACTGGACTGGAGGAGCTTCAATTACAGGATTTACTGTTCCCGCAGAAGAGCTATTAGTTCTATATGTATTAAGTCTAATTTTTGGATAATCGTTTCCTGTAATAAATGGCCTATTACTTCCAGTATCAAATACTTTTTTCCAGAATCCATTATCAGACTTTACATAGGCTTTTCTTATAGCAGTCCAAGTTGTACCGCCAGTTTTGACGTACATTTTTTTGATTCTTGACCAATAGCCAGAATCACCTTTTACATAACTTTTTCCAGGCATTCTTTCTTCCTATCTAGTCTGCAGTGCTAAATATAATGTCACCAATAAGACCTACATCTTTCCATATGTTTGTAGATGCTGTTGATGTAGATGTTATTGAGCTTTCTGAGGCTCCACTCTTATAAAAAGCTCTTCCAGTTGTTAGAGTACCATCAGATTTTATTATTAAAGAAACTCCTATTTCTGCATACGTATAGTTATTTATTCCACTATATGTATAGTGTGGAGTAGTGGCTAGGTTCTCTATCTTGTACCCGCCCTTTTGTCCACTGAAAAGAATTCCTCCATCTTGTAGTACAATTTCAGATTGTGATCCTGCAGAAGATACGTTTTTAATTCTGCTAAATCCTGTTCCAGCAGAAGAAAGTGTTACTGATGGCTGAGCTCCAGTTGTTGCAGTTCTTTTTAAAGATATAGAGTTAGCTTCTGTAACGCTTGTAGTATAAATTGGAGTCCATGTTGAATAGTATCTGTTGAACCAAAAGTCGTCACCTGATCCGCCATCATTAGTATACCCTGTAATAGTATATGTAGTTACAGTTTCTGCATCTTGATCTAAAGTAAATCCTGCTCCGCCATTGCTAAATACAATTCTGTCGTTTGAGCCATCAAGTACAAGCGGATAGGTACCGCCTGTTGAAATAGAATTTCTAAATATAGCTGTTCCATCATTAGAGAGGGCAAAGTTTGGAGTATTACTTCCAGAAGGATATGCAAATAGCCCTCCGCTATTTAAAAGAATTCTAGAATTATTCACACCTTTTGTAGTACCTAAGTAAATAGTTCCAGCTGGATTAGTTAATCCAAGATCTGCTTCAAGCGTAGTGTTGGATGATATACTTACTGCTCCACTAATTGATAGATTAGCTCCATCCCAAGTTAATTTATTACCTAAGCTAAACTTTCCTATTCCAGCTTCATTTGCTGCATAAAATGGAGTATTAGCATTTCCATATGCTCCAGCACCTATGTATATAGACTTGTTAGTTGAATTTCCATCAATTGTTATTGCATTGTTTGCACCAACATTCAATACTCCGACTAATGCTGTATTTGTTTTTATTCTATTTGCATCTAAGCTATCTGTTAATATGCTTGATCCAACAATTGTATTTGAAGCAATTAAGTCACCAACAATTGTCCCAGATGTAAGAAGGTCCTGGGCAGAGGCTTTTCCTGGAGTTGCACTTACTGCAGATGAAAATGCTCCTAAATTTCCAGTAGAATCTATTGCTCTTACTCTTACATAATATGTTGTGCCAGTTGTAAGTCCAGTAAATGAAGCAACTGTTGCTGAGCCAGATTTGTCATATAATATGCTTGCAGGAATAAATGTATTTGCTGTTGCTAATTGAAATTGATATGTTCCTCTTCCAAGGTCCACGTCTGTTTCAGAGTTTCTGCTCCAATAAGCAATTATATTATTTAATCCAGCCACCGCTGATAATCCAGTTGGAGCTACTGGAGCAGTAGCGTCTACTGGAATTGCTGCAGAAATTGTTGATGAAAATGTACTATTATTTACTCCATCGTTTGACGCAATCGAAAAATAGTATGTTGTTCCAGCTCTTAAATTATCAAGTCTTCCGCTAGTAACTTTTCCAAATGTCATGTATGTGTCTAGCGTTGATGCCGTTCTTCCAAACTTTACAGTGTAACCTTTTACGTCTGATGCTGCTGATGCATTCCAACTAAGTAATACATATCCAGTATTACCAGATGGGTCTGTAGAATCATTATATCCTGTTGCCGCAAATCCCGAAGGTACATCTGGAGGAGTTTGATCTGATGCGTCTGGTGTTGTTGGAGTTGTTGATACTGCTGTAGATAAAGGGCTATAAACTAAAACTCCGTTAGAAGTCATAACGTGTCTTATCTTTACATATCTAAGTGCTAATGAGGCTCCAGTTGGAATAACAACAGAGTTTGATGTAAATGTTCCCATGCCAGAAACTGCTGGGTCTGTTAGTTGCTGAGCAGTAAAATTGCTTAATGTTATAGATTCAAAAACTTCTGTGTATAAATAGTTTGGATACACAGATGAGCTTGGCTTTTCCCAAGCCGCAAGGTAGGAGAATGACTGAGCAGTAAGTGTGAGTGTTGGTGCTGGAAAAACTTTTGTTTCTAAGCCAGCATTTGTAAAAACTAAAGCTGGAGACAAATCTCCAACTATCTTATTGCCTTCCTCGTCTTTACCAATATATCTTATAAAGAATCTTTCCTGTATGCCTGGAGACCTATCAGGAAGCTTTGCTATTTTATAGGATTGAGATTGTTGTGCTTTAAATAATGAATTGCCTGGTTCTAATCCCACTATGCAATCACCAGCCTATACTCAAGATCTAATATTCTTCCAAACTCTTTTACAATTGGGATTGATAGGGCAGCTCTGCTTATTGCCCCAGTTTCTTGTACGTATGTATCATTATCGTTTATTCTTATTCCGTCAAAATCTACTGATGTTGTTGTTGATGAATTTGCCTTAACCTGTATTGAAATCTTGCTTATTGAGTCTTTTGGATCACCCACTGGATTAGCAAGAAAGTTTACTAGTGGCACCTCTACAATTCTATGTCCAGAAGAAGCAGTTCCATTTATTGTGTATGAATAATAATCTGTATCTGATGAATATAGTGAAACTACAATCTTTTCAAGATTGGCATCGTTTTGTTTAAATGCTAGCGATATAGAGTCGTCTGTTGAGTATCCAGCTATATCAAACGGGATGTCAGTAGATGTTGCTGTAATCGCAGATCCATTTGTAGATGTTATTTGAAATGAAGTATTATTAATCTTAGAGTTTGCTGATTCTGAAACATATATACCGTTTGTCCATGTTGCATCATTATTAAAAAATGTTATAACACGACTATCTGCAGATCTTGTAGAAGATGCTCCAGGAAATAAGCCAAGCTCGCTTATAGTTGCCGCAAGCTGTAATGGAAGTTGAGCTTTCATTATAATAGTATTGCTTGCATAATCTATTGTAGACGTATATACTCTATACTTATTAATTTCAAAATTAAGCTTATAGTCAACAGATGTTGCAGTATCGGATCCGATTCCAATACCTATATACCTAGTTCTATCTGCAACCTTGTCTGCTAGGTAGTCAAGTATATGTCTTTTTCCTACATTTGTAATTATATTATTTGATCTGCAGAGTTCTTTATCTCCGTCTTTAATTACATAATATCCAGTCATCATATCTCAGAAACCACCTCATTGTCAGATAATATTTCAATTCCAGTAATAACATCAGCTAATTCAAGAGGTATCATAATCTTAAACTCTAGTTCTACCAAGGCTCTGCTTGTTCCAGAAACATTATAAAGCTTTCCATACTTATTATTTGGATTTATGTTTTCAAAAGCATTGTTATACTTTAGAAAGATATCTGTAAATTCTGGTGCCTGTATAAGTCCGCCTGTAAGATTACCTTCACCAGGTTCTTCTCCCTCTCCACCCTCTTCTTCCCCTTGGCCCATAGATCTTCCAGATATCTTATATGTCTCTTCTGGCTTTATAAATTTTGATGAGACTAGGTATGCGGCAGGGGAGTTCTTGTCTACGACAATCTTTGGCTTGTCTTTGACTTCATGAATTGTTGGCATGTTTTCTCTCATTATATCTCCATTATACCAATTTAAGCCGAATAAATCGAACGTAGTTTAAGCTTAGTGCTTATGCCGATATCCATAGAATGAGAGATAGATCTAATAACAAATTTGCCAGATCCGTCAAATCCTCTTTCTGGATAGTTAATTGTAACAATATCTCCAATCTGAAGCACTGGATTTCCAAATACCTCCATATCAATATCTACTGTTGACTTAGACCATTGTTTTGTTAGGAAGTCGGATAGGCTTTTTGCCGCCTCTTTGCTTTGTATCCACTGAGAGTCAAATGATGTTATCTGCTTTACATCAGTAATCTTATCGTCAGAGTTGTAGAAATTTTGCCCAGCATTTGCTACGGATACACCATATACAAATAGGTCTTTGCCATCCCCTCCCGCCAACGCTAGAGTTGAAGATGAAGTATTAAATACATAAAATTCACCCTTATAGTATCCAAGTCGTTGTCCTACAACTTGAGCTAATCCATCTGAAGCCTGAGCACCTATTGCATATGCAGAGTCATATTGAGCCTCAGCCTTGTACAATTCTCTAATTACATCACCAAATTCATCATACTTTAAACTAGTTGATGTGGCTGAATCGTAGGTAAACTTTTGAAAGAATGAGTTTGCTAGCAACTTTCCATTAGTTCTTGATGCAGATATATCCAGAACAAACGTATCTCTTTTTAATGAGTATAGGTAATCAAAGTAAGCTGTTGATTGTCCGCCAGCTACTAAGCCTATTGTTGATGTTGCTGATACTGGACTGGATGTATCTTCATACTCAATTGTGCTACCGTTCACACTGATAAAAATTGTATTCTTACCAGTCTCCTTGTGTACCAAAATATCAAGACCGTAGAAAGACTGTTCAAATATGTTAGAGGTTACGCTTGTTAGCAATACTGATGATCCATTTGTAACTTTATATAAAGCAGCTTCTGATTTTTGTTTTACATCTTGTGCTGATCTAGTAGAGTATAAAAGCAATAAATATCCACTATTTGTAGTTGTATTCCAAAAAAACGTCATGCCAGAAGTTTGCTGAATTCCTATTTGATTAGCCGCAGCCAATTCAAATCCTACTGCTGTTCCTATTTGAAAAAATTCAGAATCAGATGTATTTGGAAATGTCTTACTAACTATATAAAGATTTTCCTTTGATCCTGAAGCACTTATTGCAAGTGCTGACATATTGTTTCCAGACTGATTCAATGAGCAAACCTTAGCAATATCAACAGTGTTATTCTGTGTGGTACCTAATTTAATTTGCTTTGCTGAGTATCCGCTTAAAATTAAAGAGGGAGATTGAACTGGATTTGCAGTTGTGTTTGGTGTACCAAATACGTTTCTTGACTTTATTTTTAATTTGCCTACTGGCTTTAAATTATTATTATGCTTTGCTCTTAATTCAAGATACTGGCCAGCAGAAGATACGTCTACTTCTCCATCTGGAGATTGAAACCTTATAGCATCATATTCTATTATCTCTCCGCCTATTAAAACAAAAGAATTAAATCTTGTTGGGATAACATCTGAGAATACCCCTCTTTCTGGATATAAAATATATCCTGAAGATATACCTTTATATGGTGCAGCAAAAATTGTTGATGGTGACTGCTCAGTCCATAAAGGCTGAGATGATGCTTCTTGAGAACTTGTTGTTGGAACATTGTATTTAATTCTAACCGCATTTGTTGTTGGTCTAGATGAAGATGAAAGATTAACAATATCTGGTTTTATATTAGCAAGCGGAGTGGATCTAAATGTCCATGTATAGTTAGGTATTGAGCTGTAGAATGTATCTCTGTCTACAAACACTAGAGTTCCAGACTCGTTTACATATGCTACAGTTTGGCTCTCTCGACAAATTTCCTGTATTGCCTGCCAAACAGATTTATTTGAGTCTCCCCACCAATATCTACAGGTTAAGATATCTGCAGTACATTTTGAAAAGTCATAGTCAACAAATCCAACTGCGTCAAGCACTCTCCACATAATTGCTTGAAATGAGGAATCTTTTAGCATTATTTCTGGGCAGGGAATTTCTTGCAAGAACTTAGCAACGTCTAGCGCTTTAATTGAATAGTTTCCATATTCATCGGAGCTATAATCATTTATGTAGAATATTCCTTGCTGGACAGTATGTGTATCTTCAATTATAAATCTAACTGTACACTTTATGTTATTTGTTATCATTACCTTATTTGAAACTATAGTGTCACCACGAAGGAATTGAACTATATCATCTTGAACTATGGTGGATAAATTAAGTGATGCCGCATTTGCAGTAAGCATTCCAACTGGAAGCTTATCGTCATTCATTGAGTCATCTTTATCAATGCTAACAGACATAACTCTATCTGTAACATCTACAAGATACTTTGGAGATACCTCAATAATTGAATTAAATGTTCCGCCAGATACTGTTACTGTTAATGTTGATATTGATTGTGGAGCAGCATATGTTGTTGGCTCTGTGGTTGTCCAGGCAGTTCCGTTATACCAAATGTCTACAATTCCAGATGAGGGGACTGATCCAGTATATAGTGATCCTATAGATATTGCATTTGAACCATGGCCAGTTTCTACACGTACAGATATCTTATTTGTTAATATATTTTGTGATGCACTGCCAGCCTTATTTTTATATGACACAACAGCTACTGCATTTCCTTGAGCCAAGAAGTAGGTGTACGGGATATTCTTATCTACCATATAGGTTCTTGTTGTAGGTATAACCTTTGTCTTGTATGTACCAAGTGTAAGGCCTGTGCCTAAGATTGCGTATCTAACTCCAGCCTTTGATGGTCTAAATGACTGAACTATAGACTTTGCTGGAAAGAGTTCTTTTATAATATTTGATTGAGTTGAAGATGTTGTTACCTCAACTGTGCCAGCCATCTCGTTCATATTGTATTCAAATATGACTTTAGGCAGAGCCTTTACTGATGTATTTTCTGACAGGATCTGTGTAAGTGCTGGGATGTTTATCAACTAAACCTCCTGCATTTCTATTGACAGATTATAGAAAGTATCTACTCCACGTTTTACAATAGTGGGTGAAAAACCTGAAAATATGACAGTATATGGACCCTCATATGTGCCATCCGCTTTTTTTATTCTAATTCTAAATGATGCTTTTCCAGTTGCTGAGTTATAGAAGGTTTGCAGATCATTAACTGACCAGGCTGTATCTATTAGATGAGTTTGTGCTCCTGGAACAAAATCCCAAGACATCGAGAATGACTTTTTATCAGCAATATAGTACTTTCTTAAAGTTCCGTTTGCCATTCTTTTTGTCTCTTCAATTCTTTCTGTAGACATTTCAAGCGCACCACGATTATGCTCAGTGAGTTTATTCCATGTATTTGTAGGAGACTCTATCTCGACAAGGGAGCTTTTGGGAAGGGATATTTTAAATGGCATTGTTATACACTCCTTGATACTCCCACTCTTTGATCCATAAGCTTCATCTTAGACTGAATTGCATTAGCAATCTGATCAGCTGTAGCGCCTGAATTCATAACGCTTACATTAATATTATACTCGTTTCCGCCTGCAGAGCCTGATAGATTCATTTGTCTTACCGCATTAAATAACCTATCTGATGGTACCACATTTCCGTTCATATTTGGTATGAATAATTCTGGTCCTTTTTCTCCAACCATGTATGGCATTGTAGAAGACATAGTTCTTGCACCGTCAAAAGCTTGTGCTTTTATTCTATAACTTCCTTTTACTGGCCCGCCCATATATCTTTGTGCATACCCAAGAAATGCTGAGCCTTTACCAGTCTCTTGAGCATAAAGTGCAGCTGTATGTTCATCTATACCTTTCCCATCCCACGCATAATCAATTGCATTTTTTGAATATTCTTTGCCATCTTTATCTTTAAATTTCATTGTTGCTACATAGGAAGAAGCTCCTTCAACTATGCCACCTCTTTTAACCATATCTGCAGGAGCTGAGAAATATCCAACTCCGCCTGATGCTCCTCCAGTAAATCCAAACATCTGTAGGAATCCAGAGCCCATATCACCAACTTTTTTACCACGTTTTCCACCTGGACCATTTTCATATATATCGCCAGTAGCATCATCTAATTGATACTTGCTACCTAGCAATGCTTTTATGGTATTTGTAAAAAACTTTTTAAAGTCTGCTGTAGCTTTTTCAGCAAACTTAGCAAATGAACCTTGAAGAACTCCAAGATCTCCACCAGTTTTTCCAAGAAGGGCTTGCAAATCTTTGTAAGACTTTTCATTTCCTTGAGCAGCTTCTAGATAAAGCTTTCTAAAGTCTGTTGCGGTTTTAGCAGCTGCAGCTTGAATTGCCTTAATTGCTTCTTGATGCTTTGCAACTTCTTTTGCAGTACGAGCATCAATTGCTTGCATCTGAGCATCAGTAAGCTCTTTGATTTCTTTCTTTCTGTCTTCATGACGCTTAATCTCTTCTTCACGAGCTTTAATTTCAGCATTTGATTTATCTTCAATTGCTTTTTCTGCAAGATCTACTGATCTTGAATTCATCTTCTTATCTATTTGTAGACCAATAATTGCAGCTTCTGCAAAATTACCAGTCATCATTGCTACATTTTGTTCTGCCCTAGACGTAGCTATTTCTTTTTCAAAGTTAGCGGCTTCTTCTTGAACACGCAATTGATCCTTGCGCTTATCTGTTGCATCCTGAATTACATCGATTTCTTCTTTAAGTTTATCTATTTTCTCATCAATATTATTCTTTTCGTTTTCTGCAGCATCTTTTTCTGCCTTAGCTCTTCTACGAACTGCAGCTATTGCTCTATTCTCAGCTAGAATCTTGGCATCATATTTCTTTTGAATTCCTGTTGCTCCATATGCGTCTGCAATTGCAAGATTTTGTGCTTGCTGGGCAGCAATATCAAATGAGGCTTCTACGCCAGATAGAGCACTAACTAATCCTAATGTATTTGCGGCTGCCTGCGTAATTGCATCACCCAAAGTTCCAGCAGTCATAAAGGCTTCGTACAGTGGTGCGTTTGTTTCCTTAAGCTTTTCTAATAATTGCTGTCCGCTGTATGTTGCCTGAAGCTGTTGGAAGTTTAAATTTTCCATTCCATCTGGAAGTGCGCTTACTATAGTATTTATATCTTCAAACTTACCTACTTGATTTACTGCAAGTCCAGCAAGGTTGCTTATCTGAGTAGCAAATCTTCCTTGCGTAGCCTCAGTAATAAATAATCCAGCATTAAGCTTTTCTTGAATCTCATTAAATGTTTTTTCTGCTGCAGTACTTAGAGCATCTAGTGCCGATTCTTTTGTACTTATTCCTTTTATTGCTAACATAACTGGAACTGTAAACTCTTCTCTATCAGCCTGCTGTAAGATAGATCCGATTATTGCGTTTGCCTGTGCTTCTGCAACACCCTGCGAAACTAATGTTGCCTTAAGGTTTCGTGCAAATTCCTCAGCTGCTCCACGATCTTTAAGTCCACCTGCCGCTTTAATCTGATCCTGCATTAAAGTTTTTACATCTGCACTTACTGCATCAATTTCTTTCTGGTTTGGAAGTAATGATAGATCATCCTTGCTTCTAGCCATTTTAGATCTAAGTGCGCCAGCGTTTTCAGAGAGTGCCTTAAATGCTGATTGAGCATTTAGGGCTTTTCCACCAAATTTTTCTACAGCTTCTGCAGATACATTAATATCAGCCTTTGCTTTTGCAAGAGCTTCGGCATGCTGCTTTTGCATAAACTTAATAGCCATTGTTACTGCAACAATTCCTGCAACTGCAGCGGCTCCGTATGGTCCGCCAATCATTGCAAGTCCTCTACCTAATCCTCCAACAAGACCTCCGCTTTTAGCAAGGGATCCGCCTACTGTTTTAAGTCCTCCACCTAAAGCTTTAATTGCTGGAAGACCATATCCTAATGCCATTGCAAATTCACTTGCTTTTGAAACAAGTCCGTTTTGAACTCCAGTAACTTGATTCAACATTGAAGCTGCCATTCCAAGAGTTCCTACTGACATCATTAAGTTGTTATTAAATAGCTTTGCTGCTTTTGCAGAGTTAACCATTCCCTTTTCAACCTTTCGTGTATCTGGAACTCCACCCAATGCTGCTTTCCCAGTCTTTTTTCTATTTCTATCAATAGACTTTCTGGTAGCCATATCTGTGTTTGGATCATTATATACGTCTACAGCTTTTCTTGTATTTTGAACAGCTGGAGTTACTGGCATTACTGTTGAAACTGGAACTTGACCAGCTAGTTGATCTTTTCTTCCAACAAATCTTCTTTTAAATGCTGCAGTTGCATCACCAATTTTTGTTTTCTTTCCGCTTATTGCAGTTTCGCCAACTGCAAATTGTGGGTAAGCTTCATGTGCGCCTTTTACTGCTGAGCCCATGTAAACTCCTTGAGCGCCCATTGTCATTTGTTCTTCTGGGCTATAAATACTTAACTGTCCAGCATCATATGTTCTTCCCTGATATTCAAATGTATTAGCAGCTAATTTTTTAGAAGCTTCATTAGCACCCTTTGATTGAACTGTTGGGGCAAGTGTCTGCTTACCTTTTACTTTACCAGCTGGGTCTGTATGTGCAATATTTGGAGAATCCATTGCGTCTGGAGAAGTTAAATCAATCTTGTCTCCGCCATAACCTCCAACAACACCGTCTCTGTATCCAGCAAATCCACCTTGTACTGCAGTTGCAAATCCTGTTGCATTTCCACCTGCTCCGCTAACCATAAGAGAATCTTGAACTTCTGCCATTGCAACCGTTACTGCCTTAGTTTGATCTAGGCCAGCTTGCTTTAGTGCGTCAACTCTTTTTGTAAAAACTTCCTGAGCTCGTGCTTTTGCTGGATCTGATTTAATAGCATCTACTGTTGATTCAAAGTCTGACTGTTGTGGAGCCATAGTGCTTACTTGTGGTCCTCCACCTGGACCTACAATTGTTGGTGGGACTACAGTTCCAGAATTTGGACCTGGCGCACCACCATTTTGACTTGAAGCTAGGTCTCTATAAGCCATTGCAAGTCTTTCTAATTCTACCCTAAGAATTGTTGCTGCATCTTTTTGAGAATAAATACTTTGTGTGTAAGCATCTGCAACTTGATCTGCCGCAATTGTTTCAGTTGTTACAAGCTTAAATGAGTCTGCTCCGCTTCTAAACTGTCTTAGTGCATTTACACCCTTGATAATGTAACCAAAGAAGTTAGCCATAAGACCAGTAAGCATGATAAGTGGACCAGCCAATGCTGTGAGAACACCCATTCCAGTTACAAATGCTTTTAGTGGTGCTGGCATCCTGCCAAACACTCCAAGAACTTTTCCTCCAACATCAAGAACCTTGGCCATGATATTTAAGAATGGCTCTCCAATATCTGCAATAGCAGCCTTAAATGTCTCTAGCGCTCTCTTATATCTTCCAGATGCAGACTCTGTTAATGCTTTTAATTCTCGATCAGCAATAGATCCAAGTTCTGAAGTTGATGCTTTCATGAGGTCAAAGACCTGCATGGTCTGACTTCCTTCTTTTCCTAAGTTTTCTAGCAAAGCATTTATTCTTGCAAACTGGTACTTACCAAACAATTGTTCGATTGCTTGTTGCTTTTGTAGTGGGTCTAGCTTATCTAATGCTTCTTTTAAAGATTCCATCATGCCTACAACATTGCCAGTATTTCCAGTAACTATATTATCTATAGAAACTCCCCATCCCATTAAAAGATCTCTAGAAACTTTGGTTGGGTTAATCATAGATGCAAGTCCAGACTTTAATGCATTTGCACCTTCTGATGCATTGATTCCGCCTTCTTTCATTGCTGTTAGCAATAGTGCTAGGTCTTCTACGTCTCCACCCAAGCCCTGAATTACGGGGCCAGCTTTTGGAATTGCAATAACTAAATCTTCAAGAGTTGTTGATGTTTGGTTTTCAACTGCGTTTAAAAAGTTAATAGATTCTGCGAGCTCTTTTGTATTCATATTAAATGCGCTTTGAAGTGCTAATGTTGCTTTCATAGCTTCTTGTCTGTCAACGTCTCCGAGTGTTGCCAATCTTGTTGTTTCTGCAATTGACCCTAGAAGCTCGTTTCCTTCTTTACCAGTTGCAGCAATATCTGCACCTAATGCAATTGTCTCTTGAAATGATGCTCCATATGTTGAGGCTAATGTTTTTGATAGTTCCATAACATCTTTTTTAACTTGAGTAAGTTGTTCTGCAGATACAGCTCCAATGCCGCCGTATACCTTTGCAAGTCTTGTGAGCTCCATATCTGCGGCCCTAAAAGCTTCAGATGCTGTCTTTCCAAATATAGCAAGTGGCAGTGTGAGTCCTACTGTTAACTGACGTCCTGCCCATTGAGTATTTTTACCCCAGTTGATAAGAGATGTTGATCCATCTCTTAATACTTTATGATAGATTGATAATTCTGCTGCTGCAATTTTAGAAGCATTTGCTACTGCATCAATTCCAGTAGGAGTAATAACCATTGCTTTTTGAGCACCAGAGACATCCCTTCCTAGTGATTTAACAATAGAAGAGTTCATTCTAACTTGCTCTTGAGCAAGCTTTCTTATTTGTCCTTGTGCGCCTCTGCTATATTCAGACCAAGCGCTATAGTAATCTTTTAGCTTTAATCTCTGGCCAGATAATTCTTTACCAAATTTTTGTGTTGATGATGTGACGTCAACTATTGATGAATTATAATACCCTGCTGCAGTTACGGCTTTTCTAAATTCACCTACTGCACCATCAAAATCTTTTTTATTTAAACCTATGTTTTCTGTTAATGCCTGATTTCTAAACTTAGAAAGCACCGCCATTGCTCTATTGGCTTCAGATATTAACTGTCCAAAATCAGCATTGGCGGTGAACTTTACATTTAAAATATCAGCCATTTGTTATTCTTCCCTATAACCTAGGCCTTGACCTACTCCGAAACCTTCCTGTTCTGCGAGTGAGCCTCTTAATGATGCTACGTCATTTGTTTCTGTATCGTAGCCCATTGCACGTCGCTTGATATCATCAAACGACTTTGTTGTTTCAGGATCGTCAATCTTAACACCCTGCAAAGCAGCAGAGAACTTGCGTTCTTCATTCTTGTTTTTTCTTGATGCTTCAAGAATTGCTAGCAGTTCAGGCATTGATATTGACTCCTCCAGGTCTTGAAAATTTTTCCAGAGACCTAACAAAAAGGCCTCTGATTCTACGGCAACTAAATCTAGTTCTGACCAGCTAGTAGAGCTGCCGCCAAGAGGTTTGGGTCGTCCATCTTGATACCTCCACACACTTCAACAATTTTCATAATTGTTGGCATGTCTAGAGCATTCTCTAGTTCACCCTTGTTGGCAGCCAATTCTGGAGCTGATGTTTTTAGTGCAACTGCTGATGCAGCGAGCAGTGTATCTACTGCTTCGTTTTCGTTGAGGGACCCGTCAAGCTTTGCCATATGAGTCATAAACTCTCTTAATTGTGCAATTGGTAATGGTCTAAGTGTAACCACTGTTCCATTTTGTAGTTCGATTTCGTACGTTTCGTATACCTTGGTAGCCAAAGTACTCCTCCTATTTCTGTTAGTCTCTGTACAATTTTACCAGACACTAGGTATTAAGACAAGAAATGGCCCCTACGAATAGGGGCCATTTAATTGAGACTAAATAAATTTAGTTATTAAGAAGCTGCAATTTGACGATCAACGATCATTCCGTACTCAGCGCCTGAAAATGCTGGGTCTGGTAACAATCTAAATGATACTGGGAATACTGTTGCTTCATTACGACGGTATGAGTGTGAAGAAGCTTCTACGTTCAATACACGACGTGCATGATATAGACGCTCTCTCTTAACACCTGCTGTCGAACGTGGTGCGTTACCAATGAACACAAGTGCTCTTTCTACTGGCTCTGCTCCAAGTGCTCCTGCCTCAAGTCCTAGTGACTCTCCGCCAGTTCCTTTTGCGTAAGCTGTATCTGCTCCTGCGCCTGTTGCTGCATCTTTTGTTGATCCTGCTTGTGCGAATGAGAACAGAAGGTTCTCAAGAGTTGCTTCTGCCAAAGTTGTGTTTACTGAAACTGTCATTGCTTGCTTGAAAAGCTTAGCTGTATCAAGTAGCTGATCTACCTGAATATCACCGTAATCTGGTGAGTACTGTACTTCAATTCCTTCTGATGTAAAACCAACGTTTCTCCAACCTGTTGCAGATGTTGCTGCGTCCATTGCTGTCGCTGCTGTCTGGTTAGCTGTGAATGTTGGTAATGCGTATGTTGGCCATGCTGCTACTTCTGTTGAGTCTTTCTTTGAAACCCAAACGTTAGCGGCACCAACGATAATATTATTTACATTTGCCATTTTTGTTTCCACCTCCATCTTTTTTGTGGATATAGTTATTGCTTAAAATCTTACCAATTAAAACGAACAGCTGGCTAGGCTGACAAATCCTCGATAGTTAAATAATACAGCCTAACATATTAAAAAGCAAGGCCTAGGAGAATCTACCAGTAGTAGGAGATATCTGTCTTCCATACTTATATCTGATTACAACCTGACCTGCTTGCCATCCAACCTTTTCACGTTCTGGTTCTGGAGAAAGAAGGTCGATTAGTGAGACCGAAAAGAAGATAAATGGTGAACTTGAGCCTATATAGTTGTTTATGTCCTCTGCTGTATCATCCATCCTTCTGAATAGATCTAGCATAAGGTTTTGAACCTCTGCAATCTCAGCATATGACTTAGAGTATATTGTAAACATCATTGAATCTCTGCAGATCATCCAATTGTCCTCATACCCATCTGCTACATAATCATAGATAATGTGATTTCTATCTGCTAGGGCTCCGTCCAACAAAGCATCTTGCTGTGATGGAATGATAGGTATCATTGTAAATTCGGTTCCGCTCAATAGATCAATTTGATAGTCTGACGGCTCAAACATCTTTTGGCCAGATTTAACATTTGAATCTGTTGTGCTTAGCTTACTCCACAAGAAGTCTCTGATTGCTCCTGCCGCATTTAATGAATAGTTTGCCATTATATTTTGTTAGCCTCCCTCAATGCACTTGCCTTAGCAAGTGATCTTACAGCCTCTGGAGATATTCTTCCAATAGACAATTTGCTTGAAATCATGGCTGGAACCTTAGTAGAAGTTTTTGTTGCTCTAGTAACTGCGCTTTTAACTCCAGAATCCTCAAGGCTAGTCTTTACCATATTACCCTTAAAGAATCTTTCATAGGTTCTTCCAAATCCGTTATATACATTGTTTCCGCCTGGATTTTTAACTCTAACACTTTGTCCTTTTGGAAGTACAACTAGCTTCCCATCTCTTCCCTCAAAGGCTAATCTTATTGATGCCGCTTTAGGCCTAATAGTTACTGGAATTCTATATTCCATAATTCTTGCTTTCTCTTTAAATACATATTTCTTTAATGATCTTGTATTAGGAACATTTGATCTGGACTGCTTAAATGAATATGACAAAGCCATGTTGTATCCCGTAGAAGGGGTCATATCAAGGCTCCACAGCCTCGCTGACGGGTCTCCAGGTCTTCTCCACTCATATACGTGGTGTAGCCTAGATGTGTAGCTCCTAGCCTGTGCATCTGTATAAAATGAAAAGTCTTTGTTTATCTGATTAAAGATTCTTGTCTTTACTGCTTTCTGAGTTAATGAAGAATTAACTAGATAATCTAATGCTGCTGCTTTATAATATAATGCTGATGCTATCTTAGCTATTGAGCCATTATCTTTGATCATGCCTTTGCTTCCGCCCATTGACATAACTTGCTCAGCAGATTTAATTTGTGAGATTATATTAGACTTCAAGCTTCTGTACCTCTGAACGTTTAGCGCTTACGTTGAATGATAATATTTGTCCAAATGGGTCAAGCACTGGGGTTACTCCCATTACGTCAAATATAGTTGGGGTATCGTAGTTATTGCTAATTAATTCAAACCAGATTACTTCATCTCTATCGTTTCTGATATTAGTAATTCTTTGTGTCTTAGATGTCTTATACTTTGTTTCAATAATGATTCTTTCAGTATTTTCGTATCTTTCCCCAGTCTTTTCTGAGCTTCCGCCAGTTCTTCCAGTTTCAGATATATAACCTCTAGCTAGGCATGGCTCTGTACTCTTGTATCCCCACTTCTTTACAAGTGCTCCAGTATTTTCATCCTGTGAAACAATGACCTCATAAACATCCATTTTCATGTTTAGGGTAGATTCTATAAGGCCTCTTGACATTAAATAACCACCATACGGTTAGCAACAAATGGCTCAAGCATTCTGTCTACTGCAGAGTTGCCTGTTCCAGTAAATGCTGCTGGAGAAATATCAACGTTCCAGTCACCAGTCTGCATAGACTTAACGTACTTCTCCTTCCATATAGTGTCTTGGTGGAAAAAGTCATTTGCCAATCTTATTGTGCAGTCATAGATTTCAATTGGAACATTCTTGTATCCAAACATTCCTTCAACACTGTACTTTGATCCGTTATTAAAGTATCCAGCATTTGGTCTATCTGCTTGGTAAGGATATGACTCAAATACTTCTAGGCCTGCGCCTTTGTCTATTACAATTGCATAGTTGGTATCTGTAACTTTCAATGTAACCTGATTATTTGCAGATGTTGAATCGTACACAAGAACATCGTTTTCGTATACCTTAGATATAGATTCAATTCTTTCTGGGAGTAATAGTACATCTACTCCGTCGCCAAGTACGGATATGGTCTTTTGAGTATAATCAAATTTTTGTCCAGTAAAGGCATTAATCTTAAATCTAGCATATCTTTCAGCAGACATAATCTCGTCATATGTCTTATAATTGGTATCTACAGTATCTACGCCATATCCAGAGTAATCTACAATATCTGCAACTGTGGCATATGGTCGTGTTACAAGGTAGTGCTTACGGTCAGAAAATACCGTTCCAGAAATTGTATAATCAATCTTCAAGTAAAAATACTTATAGCTTGTTGTGGCTGAGATAGGAACATATGTAAAATAGCTTCCTGCATCAACATCAGTATTATTGGCAGTCAAAACTGTACCAGTTGTTGCATCCTCATAAAATATAGTGACCGTTGGACCAACATCTGGATCCTTGGCTATACCATTATAGTAAGTCTTAAAGTTTATAGGACCATTAGTTCCAGCGTGTATCTCTGCCATTTATTATCTCCTTATGAGTAGTATTCGTTAACTTCTCTAGGTGTAGCTAAACGAAAACCTTCTTGTGTATCAAAAATCTCCATGGCAGTCTCCATTGGCATTGCTGCAAATGGGTGCTCCTGGCTAAAGCTATATCCAAAAGTTTCATAACTTCTGTTTTTTCTTTCCATCTTTACTAAGGCAGATCCTGGATCCTTGCCCAAATCTTCAGCATTTGTAAATACTGGGGCTGGTGGAATTTCTTCTCTTTCTACCTTTTTTAAATTATCAATAAGATCTGAGGTAACTCCCTCTTCCGCCAAAGCTGCGAGAACTTCAGCCTTAGTCTTTGCAGACTCTAGGTCTACCGCAAATTCTTCTGCTACCTTTTTTAGTTCCGCTAACTTCATTGACTCTAATGACATTTATTTCTCCGTTTCTTTGTTTTAATTATAGCATTTTACGGACTATAAAGGAAAAGGGCCCCCTTAAAGAAAGGGGCCCTTCTCACACTTTGTTGTCCTAATTTATAATTATGGACGTGATGCTGGAAGATTTGTGTAGCTTCCGCCTGTTACAGCTGCGAAGTCACGAGAATCGTATCCTGCTGCAACCTTAACGTTCTTGACGACAACGAATGCGTCAGGATTTTCGATTGCTGTACCAACACGAAGGAACAGAGTATATTCTGTTGTATCCTTCTTTGGCTTGAACTCACGGTGAACTGTAATGTCACGCTTCACACCAACGATTACGTTGTCTGGGAATGTGAGGTGTACGTCTCCGTGTGCACCTGATGGACTTGTGTATGTTCCAGTTTGGTTCTCGTCTAGAAGTGGAACTTCTAATACTGGGATACCATATGCGTAAGGGATTACGCCTCCTGGAGCACCATTGTTAGCTGCAACATCTCCACGAACGATAGAAGATGCAATATCTTCTGGTGATCCTGGAAGTGATGTTAGGCTGTATAAGTAGTCCTGTACCAAATTGCTTCCTGTAAGGAAACGTAGTTGGTTGCGACGTTGCTTGTAGCGACGTGGCATCTTCTTAAGAGCATCATTGAAGATACCCTTAGAAATTGTTGCACCTGCTGCATCAACAACATGTGCTTCTGTCTTTGCGATGTTTGTAACACCCTTGAATGCTTTTAGAAGTGTATCTGAGCCTGTTCCAACTCCGTTAAGGATAAGATCCTCAACATCGTTACCAACCTGAGTTGCCATCATTCTTGCGATGTGGTCTTCTAGGTCTTGGCCCTCAATGCCGTCTTCTAAAGATTCAGTTGAAAGCTCCCAATCTAAACGGAGCTTCTTTGTTGCAAGAGAGATCTTAGCGAACACAACTGATTGTGCTGCTCCTGTATCAGATGCTTCTGTAGCAACCTTAAGGATTCTTTCGCCTACACCGATCTTGTCGATTTCTTGAATGTCAGAACGCATACGAATGGTTCTAGCAAACTTTGTTACAACTGTTGCATCAAACATATAGTCGATGAAACGATTAGCTTGATCTGGCTTTAGTAAGCCACCACGAGCTGAATCATCGCCTGATACGCCAAGAGCGTTAGCTCCTGTCTGCGCTGTAACTACTGCTTTTTCTAATAGTTCATTACTCATTTGTTTTTTCACCTGCCTTGTCTTTAGAGAATTTCACGAACACCGAGGAAAGTGCCGTTCCACTTGCTTTTCTTAATTGGTTCATCATTAGACCCGCCAAGGTCTGCTGACTTTTTGATAGCAGTTGAAGTTTCAACTGAATCAATTCTTTTTTCTGTTGCTGTAAGGGAATCTGTGATGCCCTTTACGATGCCAGAAATCTCATCGTACTTCTTTGCAAGATCTTCGATCTTTGATTCTGTACCCTTAACTAGTTCCTCAACATTGTTACGTACTGACTCTAGACCTGTTGCATTCTCAGATGCATTCTTTGCAAAGTTATCGGCGAAGAACGACTTGAGTTCATCAAGCTTCTTTGCGAAATCTAACTCTTCAACGGCGACCTCTTGAATATCTGCTGCCTTTTCGACAACTTCTTCATCGCCCTTTGGAGCTTCTGCGGCAACTTCTGCTGCCTCAACTACTTCCTCAGCTGCTGGTGCTTCAACAACTGCTTCAGCTGCTGGTGCGTCTACAACTTCAGACTGAAGTTCTGTATTTTCTGCCACTTCTGTACCTCCTACATTGGCTGTGTTTTTATTTAAATCAACGCCGTCGTTAGCTTCACGACGTTCTTCTGCGATATTTTCAATCTCAGAATTCTTTTTAATATATGAATCAACAATTAATTTGATTGACTCTGCTTTGCTAACATCTGTTGACTCTACCCATCCGATTTGCTCCATATTGCATGAGCAGTTGTCGCATGTTGCTGTATCGTTTTCCGATGTTATTGCAATTGAATCTTGACCGCACCAAAAAATATTCTCTGGTGTGACGCCAGTTGCAATTCCCTTCATAACCATTGCTCCATTAACCTTTTCAATAGAAAAAATGTTTGCTAACTGGTTTGCTGGATTGTCTACAAGGGATAACTCTACTAGATCATAATCTTTAATTATTCTTACTGGCTCTTCTTGGCCTTCAATAAATTCATTATCTGACTTCTTAATTGATCCGCCAATTGAGAAACCAGAAAGAGTGCCATCAAGAACTTTCTCCCAAGTATCTTGTGCACCCTTTGAAACATACGATGTTACATAAACACCGTTATAAACTTTACCTTCTTTTGGATCATAATAACTTTTAGGTTCAAATGCTACAACTTTACCAACCGCCATTGGTTGATGCATTTCTCTAACATTTCCACGGAATCTCATGAATGCGCCTAGTGAGGCTTCAGAAGAAACAATATCTCCATGTGAGTCTACATTGTCTAGTGTTGCGTAGCCAGAGACTGTTCGCTTATTTTGATCGACCTTTGAGAACGGGATGGACAACTTAATGTTGTTTCCGCTTGTGGTCCAATTAGACTTAGTTATTTCCATAGTGTTATTATAATATCTCTTAGTAGATTAAAACGCAAATACTGGTCTATTGAGTTTGACGTCCGTCGCCTTGAGCATTTCTGCTACCATCGTTGTCTGCCTGATTCGCCTGTCTTTCTTGATCACGCTGTCTATTGCCTGTAGCTTGAGTTGTTAATTCAGCGGCTGCTTTTGCGTTCAATTCAACAGGTACATCTCCACCCGATAAACCTTGTAGTCCCATTCTAGCACGAATTTCATTAGGAACAATGACCTTCATTCTTAGGTATCTCTCGTCAATCTTAGATTGAGTATCCTCATCTGTAAGAGTTAATTCATTAAATTTAATCAAGAACATGTCTGTCTTCTCAGCAATAATCTTGCCAAGTCTCTTTTCAAGAGTTCTTTGAGATGGTCTACATACCTGCTCTTTAAATGTCTTGTCGGCATCCTTAGCATTTGCAAGGGACACTCCTTGAGGAGTTCCGATCTTGCTAATAGGCACTCTGTGAGACATCAGGATTTCATCTCTGTTGGCTGACTTATACTTATCAAATGATGAGTCTTGAACTCCTGCCTCAACCGCTTCCATCTTAAACTCAACTTTTGAGTCAGAGTTATCTGAAGGTAGAGGTATGTATAGAGAGCGATGATTCTTGCCCTTTAAACCTGTCTGGAAGAACTCTAGGAGCTTTCTTTCTGCATCGTTGGACAACTTTGCACCCTTGACTGTAATAATGTATCTAGGGACTGCTTTGTTCTCAAAATAGTCTAGATTAAATCTTGCCGCAAATTCATTTCCTGCCATAGCATTCTTTGAGGAAATAATATCTGGCACTCCGTAGAATCCGTTTGTTGGAGTGTAGTTCTTAAAGTGAATAACTTCGTTTGGCACTACGTCTGAAGTTATAGGGTTTGGAGTTTCGGTATCTCCATAATTTCTAAAAAATACAGTTTGGTTTCCAATGATCTGAACAAATCCATCTCTCAGTCTACGAATACGCATTGATGCTGATGGAACATGGCCAATGTAGCCAATCTCTCCAGTATTTTTTCTTCCTACTTCAAGGTAACCGTTTCCAGTTGTCTCGTAGTCTTTCCATACTCTAGCAAGAGTCTCTACAAATGTTTCCTCTTCGTTTGTGTTCTCCAACCAGGTGTGCATCTGAAGCTTTAATCTTTCAAGCTTTCTACGTGCTCTTTCTAAACCTTTTTCATCTTCTATATCTGAAAGGCGTTCTTTAGTTGCTTCGCTTTCAACAAAATCGTAGCCTAGGCCAACGATGTTTGCAATCTTTGCGTTTACAGCAGCATAATGTGGTGAAGAAATTTCATAAATCTTTGCAAGGTAATCTAGGTTATATGGAGGCATAACAACATCAAGGATGCTGTATCCAGTAATCATAAATGGTTCTACAATTGCCGTACTCTGTGAGCCATCTCCACGAAGGAACTTTGAAAAGTCTGTTCTAGCAACCTTCTTTTTAAAGTTAGTGCTAAATCCACTCATCTTCTTTACTTCATCTAGACCACGACTAAAAGGGTCTCCGTATTCGTTTCCACGAACACCAGCAAACATATCGCCAGATCCACTTATCTCAATTGTCTCTGTATCTTCAATAAACTCAGCGGCCATTTTGTACCATCCTCTTTGCGGCATCTAAACCTTCTCCAAGATCCCAAGGATCTGGTGTTAAACCAGCATGCAATCTTGCTTCTTGCGCTGCATACTCTTCATCAGAAACTTTTCTGCGACCTGGAAGAAACTTTGGTGCGCCCTCAGTAACTCCATATCCTTCTGCTGCTTCTGTTAAAATCTTAATCTTTTCCGCATCTCCAAATACTGCTGGGATTAGCATATAGTGACCTTCGTCATCTCCGACCCATTGGCCATTTGGCATTTCCCAAACATAGACTCCATACTTGGTCTTATCTGCAACTACCTTGGCTTTACCTAATTTATTTAGCATATATCTATTCTACCATTTTCTGTCATATAAGTCCATAGCTGGATTAGCTATGGATAGATTATTGTGTTGAGAGAACTACTTTGTCCACATTATAGCCAGAATATGAGTCTGAGCCTATAGATATGGAATCTGCAGATGTTGCTTCTGAAACCCTAGATGTAAGATGTTTATAATGTGAAATAGCCTTTGTAGACATATCATAATTATATATTCCTAGATGGGCAAAACTATTGTCTGATCCAATTAGTGTTCCAGTTTTTGACTGATTTAAATATACGGTATCTAATTGATCCTGAGAGAATGTTATGACAACATGATGCCATACACCAATAGTAAATACATTTGACACTGATGTCTGGCTATATAAATTAACTCCATTTACATATATAGAGGATACATCTGTCTTGGTTATATTTCCTGCCCCTGACCAAGAATACCTTGATGTGCCACAATCTACAAGGCATGTCTGACCTAAAGCACTTGGCATAAACATAAACTCTATTGATCTTGCAGTTGTATCTATTATCTTTACCCCGCCAGATAGTGTCTTTATGCCATTCTCTAGAGACTGGCTTAGTATTGAATTAGAGTATTTGCCAACGTGATAGCTAAAGTCTGTATCCAAGAAGTAGAGGGTGTTATCGGATCTGAACTCTTTGCTGTCATAAGATATAAAATCCATTCCTGTAAATGCTGGGCTGGGTAGCGTAGATGAATCTCTAGTTAAAGTAACTTTATAGTAAAGCATTCCTCCAGTAAAGTTGGGAATACTAGAATGATTGACTAAGGCAGTATATGTGCTGCTTCCGTCAGTATTGTATGCAACATCTATTCCGCCTGAATCTCCATACCAGTCTATCTGATTATTTTCAATTGTTGTAATAAAAACAGAGTCTGTAAAGTATCCAGAATTTTTACCATCATTTAAAATTACATAGTTATCAAAAGCTTCGTTTACGTCTACCATTAAAGCTGTAGAGAATGATTTATTAGAGCCATAAGAAAATCCAGTTTTAACTGGCTTTATATTTTTAGAGAAACTAAAATATGAGGCATCATCAAGGCATATAATTTGGCCTGCGCTTTGATAAAGCGAATCTAAAACAATCTCTTCATTTATATACATATTGTCAATTGCTTCGTTAAATACCTCTATCTTATCTATTAAGAGTATAGAGCTTGTGCCGCCTAATAAAAGGTTTATATCTGATGTAGCTTTAAATTCAAAAGTGGTTGGTAAAGAAAGGCTTGCTCTTACAACGCCATCGACAAATAACGACATTGACCTTTTAGAGTATACGGCTGCTATGTGATATGAATTTCCAATTTCTGGAATCTTGTAAGATATTGAGTTTAGGTTATTAGAATAGTCAGATATAGTAAATACAATATTTGATTTAAATATGCTCAGCCCAATATCATTAGAAGAGTTATATATAATATTTTCTGATGTCGTAAAGGTGTCGGTAGCCTTAATATAGAAAGATATTGAAAACTCTTCTTCTTCGTGAGTTCTTTTTGCTATTGGAACACCCTGTATTGTTAAAGAATTAGTTCCTGTAAATGGGATTGAATTCTTTGTTCTTGCGGTAAGTGGTGGTGTAGATATGAATGTTCCAGTTTTTTGTAATACTAAATTTTTTCCAGAGGTGTCAGAAAATGATTGCTGGGACTGATCAAACAGCACCTGTGCGATTTTCATTATTCTCCCCTTACATAGCTTATCTTGGTTAGTTGGCAGTAATTGACACACCGCTGATTGTTGCATTAATCAGATTGGGTATGCTGCCAAAACCGTAGATTTTATCTCCTGCATTTACAACTAGGGAGTGTGAAAGAGTAATTGTTTCATTTCCTTCAATAGAGTTAAGGGTATATATCTTTTGAGAATCTAATCCGTACTCTGTTCCATTTGGAACAACAGCAAATGAGAAGTAAAGAACTCCGCTGCTAGTATTTGTAACAATAAATTCTTTTACTAGACCTGCTGTAGAAAATGTTGAAAGTAACATTGGAACCGTAGTTAATGCTACAGGACCAGCAAATCTTGTTGGTATATATGCCATATTTAATTTCCTAGCTAATTGTCCACTTTGAGATTAAGTCACGCTCTACTTGGCCTGTCTCATAATCACTAAGTGTTCTGTTATAAATAATCATCTCTCCAAGATCAAACTGACCGTATGAAGTTAAATATCTTCCTATTGCCTGCCCTGTCATTCCCGCTAGTGAGCCAGCAGAAGATCCAAGTCCTACTACTTTGCCGTTACGTCTTACAACTCTTTCTAGAGTTCCTGCATTAAAAGATATTGCATAAAGTTCTGGCTGGCCAGGAGTTTTTAGTGGAACAATTGTACTTGCGTCATCTCCGCCAAAAACAATTCTGTGTGTGTTTGCAGCTGTGTATCCAGAAGCTAGGTTTGCTCTTGTTCCAGCAGACTGTCCACCCAGTACAAATGAGTTTGATGTTTGAGCAGTTTTTGTTGCTACATAAAAAATTGTAAATGATGAAGCAGTAAGCCATGATAGGGTTTGATCTGCCATTAATAAAAACTGGTCTATGCCATTAAATCTAATGCATGGAAGAGAGTTAATTCCAGAGGAAACAAACGTAGGTCTGTTAGCTAATGTTGGCTGAGATAAGTGTCTTATGTATTGAGATCTATCTTCTACTACTGAAATCTTTTGATTAGCATCTCTTTGAATATTATCAACAGCTGTTGCGTCAATCCACATGCTAAGTCCGAATTGGCTATATCTAGCTCTCTTATAAATAGATCTTTGATTGCTTAACATGCTATTCCCCCTGTAATGCTTCAAATGCAGCTAGTGCACTTTTATTTTCTGAGGCCTCCGCCTTAGTAAACTTTTCTGCAACTACGCAGTAAACTTTATCTTCTAAAATATATGGGTCACAATATACTAATTTATGAGTCGTAGCTGTATGGTTAACATACTCCAAGGCAACGTGCATATCGTTGTCTTTCATAAATTCTTCGTCTGGTCCAGTTGGTGGAAATCCAGATGTAGGGAATAAGTCTTTTAGAGTGCCAAACTTCTCTATCTTATTGGCTTTAACAATTGCATAATACATCTTTTATCCATTCGTCCAAGATGTTGGCTGCATTAATCCTGGATAGTTTGTAGATGTATATCTAGTATCAAAGCTATAAAGCATAGTGGTTGGGCGAAGATTAATTGTTGCACCATTTGCAATTCCAGATGTTGTTGCATCTCTACCGAACTCAAAGATTCCGCCTAGATCTACAACGGATAATCTCATTCCAACGTTGCCGTCTGAATTTTCTGTTGAGTCATTAAACAAGAACTTGTCCTCGTTAAATGGTACCAACTGACATCCATTTCCCGTCTGAGTATATCTTCCAAAATAGAAGTTTCGTGGGTCTCTAGTATCATTAAATACTACACACATTCCTGCGCCATAGTAGTAGTATGGTGAATATGAAGCTAACCAGTAGTTGTCCCATGTTATATTACTTCTAATTCCATATTGTACACCCTGGTCCCAACCGTATGAGGTTGTGTTTCCAACTCCACCTCTAGTTGTTAACGTTCCAGTAGTTCCTGCAATGTTAGGAAGAAATGTTGCATAGTGAGTAATAGTATTTGGAACAAATCTTGATATACCGACATGCTCATTATCTGCCGCTGTTACACGTAGTCTATAACGTGACTCTGTATAGCTCTGTGAGCTATTTTCCTGCCATTGAAAATCATTGTAGTAGTAGTAGACACCAGTTGTTGTAGCTGCTGGAGTTCCAGCAGTCTTAGCTTCTGATAAGAATAAGTGAAGAGTTCCGACATCGTGTGTTTCTGAGTTTAAATCTCTTCCTGTGTTTGTATTGCGCCAAATATGCATACGGTAATTATTAGATGCATCTTTAGCTTCAATAACAATTAGCTTCTTCTGTCTTTGGTTATAAGAAGCTGATCCGTATGTAGTTCCGCCGAACCATGTTGCGTATGTTGCTGTATTTAAATTTAAATTTTCAATATAGTTTGATGCACCTCTAGGCATAATTTGAAGCTGAGCATCTGCTGATCTTAAAGACATTTGTTGTCTTAATCCACGGTTTCCAATTACTGTTCCAAAGTAAGGCATAAATGAATCCATAGTTCCACGGTTACGTGCCCAAATTCCTTCTGGACCAAAACCTCTTCCTGGAATATTACAGTACCAATCTCCGTCTTGCTGGTGCATTGGTGTTGCCCCAGACCAGCTGTTTGTTACGCCGTTTGATGACCAGTTGTTTGTTGTGTAGTTTTGTCCTGTGTAATCATTTTGAATTTCAAAGTCTGTAGAACCATTTGCTCCGCCAATTGGTTGCATTTCGCTATCATAAATAGTCCATCCTGGAGTATTATTATAATTTGCAAATGTTGCAAATGTAGGTAGGGGATACTTATTAGGAAGATCATTAACCTTTGTTCTAATTGAAGTAATTGTTGTGTTTACTGAGCTTAAGCCTGTTGAAAGGCTTGAGTTTAAAAGAATATTCAGCATTGTTGGGCTAGCATTTAGAGCGGCATCCAAATTGGATACCATTGTGGCTCCAATGCCAGGAAGGTCTATTGATGTGCTGCTAGTTGAAATTGCCATTTATTACTCCTCTTATATCTTCAAATCAGAATATGCGTATGATCCGTAAACGGTTGTTCCGTTATTTCTTGTGTAAAAGTTTAGTACTGTTGTGTCAAGGGAAAGAACTGGAGAGATGTTTGAAGCTCCTCCGCCGTCCCAGATAACTGATGCTGGCCATGTCTGAACATAACTTCCACCAGATTTAATTTCTAATTGCCAAAACTGTGCTGTATTTGCTGTTGCAGCAATATTTGAAAATGCTACTGTAAATGCTCCGCCTGCAACTACCTTAAATACATTTGATGTTGCTAGGTCTAGAGTCAAAGTTCCAGAAGTCTTTGTTCCAAGGTCTGTGAACTGAGAAGGAATATTAAAATAAGGGTTTCCTTGTCCATTGATGGGAGCCTGAACATATGTGTATGTCCATAGGGCTGGCACTACGGAAGAAGGGGTCTGTGTTATTGGCATATTACTCGTTATCCTCTGCTGGGGCTACAGCCTGTAAAGGTGGAAGCTCAGGTGGAATGTTTGCCTCTATTTCATCCCCTGCTTCAACTGCAGCAATTACTGCTTCACGAGCTGCCATTGCTGTTTCATGATCAATTCTTCTTACTTCGTCGTCAGATACGCCGTTGTACTTGTCAACGACTACTCCGTCCTTTAGCTCAAAACGGTGAGGTAGATCAGACTCAACTGGAATATCATATTCTCCATTTTCAAGGAATTGACCTACAAATCCTTCACCTAGCATAAAGCTTATTTTCATTTTGTTCTCCCTATTCCTTTAAATATTTCTTGGCCAGCGTTGTACTGGCATTAGCCATGTATAGTTTGTGCTTGTGTACTTTGTATCAAAGATACCGTTCATTATATTCTTTGATACATCAATATTAGCACCATTAGCAATTGTACCAGAAAGTGTTCTTCCATACTTTAATGGACCCTCTAGGTCTACAATAGCAAGTCTTTGTCCAGATGTTCCATCTGAGTTGGACACATGGTATGACCACATAAATTTGTTCTTATCAAACGGAACCAGTGCACAACCATTGCTTGTATCTCCATATTGACCAGTAAAGTAATTTCTTGGATCTCTAGTATCAATAAAGAATACATTCATTCCAGAGCCGTAGTAATAGTATACATTATATGCTGCTACCCAGTAATTATCCCAAGTAATCATATGTCTAGCGCCATACTTTCCGCCTTGTTCAATACCATATGACGTTGTGTTTGAAATTGTATTAAATGCTGTGCTTAAAGTTGAAGACGCTGGGTTATATGTTGCATAATGAGTAATGTTAGAAGGTACGAATCTTTGCATTCCTATAATTCCATTATCTCCTGCAACAAGACGCATTCTGTATCTTGATTCATTATAGTTTTGTGAAGAGTTTGCTTGCCACTGGAAGTCATAGAAGTTATATGAAGCTACTCCTCCGCCTACTGTAATTCCAGCTTTTGCCTCTGACACAAATCTATGGAGCATTCCAGCCTTGAAGTTTGATTGGTTAAATGATCTATTTGTTCCAGTGTTAATCCATCTATGTAGGCGGTAGTTGTTGCTTCCGTCTTTAGCTTCTATAACAATAAGTGTTCCTGTTCTTTCATTGTATGAATTCATGCCGTAGCTTGTTCCACCGAACCAGGTTGCATATGTAGTTGAGTTTAGATCAATTCCCTCAAGCCATCCATTCTGAACACCTCTAGGATACACTCTTAATGTGCTATTGCTATTAAATAAAGAAATTTTTTGTCTCTTACCAGTGTTGCCAATTATAACTCCCCAGTAAGGCATGTTTGAATCCTGTCCGTCTGGATTCATTGCAAATCCTGGATTGTTGTATCCTTCGCTTACTCTAAAGTACCAGTGTGTATCTGCTTGGTAAAATGATGTTGATCCCATCCAATAGGATGTCCATCCGTTTGAACCAATGTTACCGTTTGTATAGTTTAATCCAGTCCAAGATGACCACATTTCAGCATTTGTATCTGGCTTGCCATTATATACTTCACGCATATCGCTATTGTAAATAGATACTCTTGGATCATTATTAAAGTTTGAGAATGTGGCAAAATATGGGAGTGGCTCTTTACCTGGCAAAGCATCTACGTCTGCAGTAAGAACTGCTAACGCCGCATTAATCTCAGTTAACGATCCAGCATTTTGTAAGTTAGTTTGAATAGCAGCAACGGTTGCATTAGAGGCTAGAGTTGTTGTAAAGCTATCTGCAATAAGCTTATCAATACCTGGAATGATTAGCTGTATCGTGCTATTTGCTACTGCCATTTAAATTTCTCCTAAATTTCTATTATTAGATATTTGTTACTTTTACGCCAGAGATGAACAAGCTTACTGCGCTTGCTACTGATGCTGATACTGTGATTGCATCTCCTGCGTTTAATACTTGCTTAAAATCAAGCACTGTGATTTGGCGTGGGGCCAAGTCTAGGTTCTTGAAGAATTCTGTTCCTGCAAAGCTCAGTGTGCACTGGTTTGCAACGTTTGTTAGATTAGCAATTGTAACTGATGTGATAACATCTGTTTCACCTGCTGGGCATGTCCAAATCTGTGTTGATGTGTTTGGTACTACGCCGCTGTATAGTCTTGCTGGTAAGCTAATTGTAGCCATTTTATATTACTCCCATGTTTGCGTATAAAGTATAGTTGCTAATTGCTGCTGCGACGAGTGCTATCTGTGTTGTACCAGATGTGTTTACTGCTGCAATCTGTGTTGCTCCAGCGGCAGTTACAAGGTTGACCTGACCTGCTGCAGCGCTCTGAACGCTTGTAATAGAGCTATTTGTTACTCCAATAATATCATTGACTCCGAGCAAGTTTCCTAGAGTCTCTAAAGCTTTTGCTAAGAATACTAGGTCCTGGGCATCAAGAGTTGAGCTTGTTAAAGCATCAATCTTATTTTTGGCCAGTGTTACTTGGGTGCCAAGTGTTGAATAGTCAGTCATTTTTTACTACCACCTCTTTGTATTAATTATAGCATGGCCGCTATTATTGCGGTTCTGCTGGGAACTGAGCTTCTGGATCATTACCTAATACTGATAAGTAATCACGAAGAGCCTGTCTGTATATTTCCCATTCAGCTTTTTTAGCATCAGACAGAGGAGAAGACGCTAGCTGAGTCCAATCAGACTCGGATAACTTCTTATCTCTTTCAAATCTAGCATAAGCCATTGTTGCATCGTATTGAAGCTTTGCAACGTAGTCTTTATTTTGTTTTACGGTCATAGGTGAAACTTTTCCGTCCACTAATTTATAAAGCTTTCCTTCTATTTCTAGAGGTACTTTATACCAGCCTTCTCCTGGGTCTGATTCAAAAAGACTAGAGGAGGCTTGAATTCCCTCTTCTGTAAAAGTCATATATCTTGATTCTGACATTATCTATCTCCAAACATCTGGGCTGTTCTATTCCATATCTTATATGATGTCTTAATATTAAATTGATTATCTTGATCGTTATATGTTGCCGCTGCATGTGTCATCTTTAAATCTGGCTGAACCCAGAAATCAGAAAATGTTGTGTGTAGATCGTAGAACATATTTGAATCTAGGTACCAAGCAACATAACCTGATTGCCAGTAGTACATTGTGTTTGTCTGTGTAACTGAGACTGTTGTTTTTGGAGGAATGGCAACGTTAAACGACCATTCGTAATAAGAGTTTCCGCCAGTTCTGTTTACTGGAACTGTCCAGTTAATATCGGTTACTGCGTTATAGGATCCATTTTGATTAGGTGTTCCAATACACACTCCAGAACCATCATGACCTGATGCCCAATAATTACTATAGTGGCCATACATTGTTACTGTTTTAGTTAATGAAGGATGATGATTTCTAAGGAACATTGTCTTAAGTCTAAATGGTGAGTATGCTGTGTTTCTATTGTGAGCAATATGAACGCTGTCATTTCCAACCATAGAGTTTTTAGCGTATACAATTTCACCATTTGCGTAGCCTGAGCTAGTTGCATAGCCTACGGTATTTTGTCTAGTATTAGTTCCAAGGGAGAACCAGAATGCTCTTTCGCAGTCCGCTTGAGTTGTTCCAGTTAAATAATTATAATAGCTTGTCCAAGGATCTCCAGAAGACCAGATCTGCCACCATGACTGGTTTCTTTCGTTAACAGTATTAATTGTTGGGATCATGTACGGGCGACGAGTTCCGTCAGTTACTTCTCTAAAAAGTCTTGACTCGGCATCAACAACTCCAAGTGAGGCTGGTGTAATACCAAGTGCTGTACCAGTAACACCAATAGTTGCTAGATCTGCTGCTTTGAGTCCTGATCCTAAAGTAAGAACCGAATTTAAATCTGGCATTAGATGATCCTCCATCCGTATGTTATGTTTGTGTATAATAATTTAATTCTTTTGCCATTAACGTTGAATACAAGATTTTCTGCTAGACCTTGAATTTTTTCTCCAGATCTATTAATTGTAAAGTTTGTTGTTGCTGCTGTTCCAGCAATATCTATAATTTCAACGACATCACCGATAGCAGGTCCAGGTGGTAATGTAATAACCTGTGTTGCAACTGGAACTACCATCAATCTATCTTTTGAAAATGATTGGTATGAGGTTCCAGTAATTATTTGCCATGGGTTAAATGATGCTGCTGCAGCCTGTGCTGATGCTGTTGCAATTGCTGAAGATTGTGAGTTTATTTGTCCTTCAAGAGAGTTGGTTCTTGGCTCAATGTTGTTATAAGATGCTTGTAGATTGGTATATTGAGTTTGCAGATTTGAGACTGCTGCTCCATTTGCTGTGCTATTAACAACATCTATTGCTGTATCTCTTGCGGTATTTACTTGTAATATTGCCGCTGCTGTTGCGCCAACAATATCTTTTACGCCTAGAAGTTCACCTAAAATTGTAAGAGACTCAGCAACGTACATGATGCTTTCTGCTGTAAGAGTTTGAGATGTTAATCCGTCAATCTTAGATTTTAAGACTGCGATTTCATCATTGAGTGTGCTATAGTCTGGCACTTTTTCTCCCTTTTAAGCCTGAGCTTCAGTCCATGAAAGACGAGCTGAAATATCTGAAGATGTTAAACCTAAGTTAGTTGCTACGATTGTAAGAATATCTGGACCATTTGGGAATCCTGGAGC